CAAACTGCAGCAGGCAACATCAACCTCTCGATAGCCGCTGACGCCCTCTGCGATGAAGAACCAGAAGTTTAGCGTCTGCTGTGCGTCCATCGCTTTCCTCCCGCCCGCCTCACTGGCGGGCTTTGTGTTGCTGGCTTGGCAGGCGGGGCGCCAGACTGCCGATTGAGCTAAGCTCAACCGCTGAAAGAGGGCGAGCCATTCCGACGGCTCGCCACCAAACCCATTTGGGCGGATTGTCGTGCGGCCCCCAGCCGGCGGCCCTCATGATGGCAAAAACGCGCTCACGGCCAGCTTCGGAAATCGCATTTTCTAGCTGTACGTCCATCTACTCCCCCTCCTTGGCGGTCGCATCCCCGGCCGGCGCGCGTGCGCGGATTGCCAAAACGAGATCGCCGGCCCATCTAGTTTCCGCACATGTGCCGCCGTTGCCGTCGCTATCCTGACCGCAGACAGGGCATGGCTCATCACGCACGACCCTGCAGTTTGGCCGGCTGAACGGGCATTCTTCCATGCCTTCAAAGCGACGCTTCTGCACAATCTGAATGCACCGCTCCCGCTCCCCGGCCGCCCCTTCCCGCCGCGCTGCATCAAGGGCGAGGGCGATGTCCAGGATCAGCGCGCCAGCGTCGGCCACGTTCTGGCAGCCCTTGTGAAAGTGGGCAATCTGCCGCGCTGTCGCCAAGGCTGCTGGGCTCGGGCCGGCCGGTGGGGTGGGGGAGGTCATTCTCAGCACCCCGCCATCCAGTGGTCTCTTTGCTCGCGCAACTCTGCCTCCCGCTCCCGCAGCCGCTCCACCTCGGCGATAAGCCAGCAGGTGTTGCAGACTTCTGGTCCTCGGTAGTACGACGCATCGCGGCCGTGCCAAGTGTCATGGTGCGCCTTGATCCCCGCCAGCCTGTCTCTATCCGTCATCGGTAAATTCTCCCGTCACTTCGCGCACTATCACAGGGCCATCCTGAGAATAGATGGCCGCGTAGTGCATAGCTTCCTTGAACGCTTCATCTCGATTCCGAGAGCCTGCGCTGGCGACCATGATGCCGCCCTGGAACACGCCGAACTCAAACTCTCTATCCGTCATGTCGGCCACCCTGGGGGTGGAGTTCCTTATCGGCCGCTATTATCTGAAGTTTAATCCCAGCGGAAATGAACAGCCCGGCGCCTAAGCCCACGAGAAAGGGGCCGTCCAACTCATAGGCTAGCCAGCCACACGCTAGCCCAATTTGTGCATACCCCAGAAGCCAGAGTGCCCATGGCGGCAAGCCCGCGATTCTTGCGCTGATTTGTCGGTCTAGTGTGGCCATTCCTCATTCCTCCAGGGGTGCTAGGCGGGCTAGTGCCTCCGTATCGGAGCCCACCACTCCGGGCCGTAGCCGTCGTCTTCGCACCATGTAACAGACCGACACGGCGTTTCCCAAATGCCTGGGCAGCGCGAGACGAGCGGGTTGACCCCTTCGGGGTTCCACCGCATTTCCGCTACATGGCCGTCGCTGTCGCCCACTTTAATAATGGTTCCATCTCGCGGCGCTGTTTCGATCGGCAATTGCTCGCTCATCTCTACCTCTCTCTTGCCGAACAGCCGGGGTTAGGCGGGCTTGGGCCGTCATCCATGCCGCCGGCCTCTTCGGGCTTCCCGGGTTGCGTTCTCTGCAATAACAGCGCGCGATTTCATCGCGCCGCGCCGTTCCTCGTCACGGTCCAAGCGCTCGATTTCCGCAACAATAAGGGCGGCGGCGCGGATAAGATCGCGACGTGGCCCCTTTGGCTTCCACCACTCAAAATCCCAGGGCCACATTTCTTCTGCCAAGATGCCTGCGTTTGCGCCCGTCCATGCCATTGCATAGCAAGCGCCCGCGCGCGATAATTCTCCAGGGCCATGCAAATCATCGTGCTCCAGCGCCCAGCCTTCTGCTTCGATTTGTCGCCTGCGTTCAGCGGCGATTTCGTCAATGGCGCCCATCTCAACCTCTCCCTAAGTGGCGGACAGAGCCGGAACGGCCTGCCCCGAATCTGCCCCGGTTTCTCGCACGGGCCGCTGCCCACAGAGCGCCACCGGAAACCATGGGCGGAAACTGCCCGCCAAGCCCTTGATCTCCGCCCGTGACATGGCAACATTTTTCACTTCCTGGTTCTCGTGTTCCACTCGACGCGTAGGCCCGCCTCTTTCAGAGCGTCGAGCAGGATTTTGGCCAACTGTTCGACCCGCTCGCCGGCCTGAAAGTCTCGACGGCCCTCCCGCGGGCGACTCTGTCCGCCGTCAATCGCCAGTTCCAGGGCCATGATAGCTAGGGCCTCGGACTCCGGCGACCGCAGTGCGCGGATATCGTGGCCGAGCAGCCCCTGGATTTCGTTCCTGACGTCCCGGTTGGGCTTGAACCATTCCCCGCCAACACAGAACTTCTCCAGCTTCCTGTGAAGCTTCTGCTCCAGCGCCCGGCCGCCCTCGACTTTTCCGATGAGTTCCAGCCTGAACGGCGTTGCCACCTGGAGATCGGCAATCCGCGCCGCCACATCCTTGGCCGTGCCGATCTTGATGTGCCCGTCGCCGTCGAGCGCTTGGACGAAATAGACCCAGCCCTGAGACGTTAGACTCTCACTTGCCAAGTCATTGATCTGCGGTGCCGCGTTCATGCCTAGAAAATCCTCTAACCCATTGCTGAAAAACAGTTCCGACTTAACGGAATGTAAACAAACGCTTCTGCTAGGTAAATGATATTCTTGCCAAATCCTCTTGCGTTAGACTTTCCCGCGTTAGACTTCATCCTGAAACGTTAGAGTCCTGGTGCGCTTCCAACTTGCGGATGGCGCTCCGGCTCATGGCCTCGGTCTTGACCACGTAGGTATCGAGCAGCACCCGCACGCTGTTCTCGCTGTGGCCGGTGATCGCCGCTATCCCGTAGACCTCGCACCCTGCTTCCGCGAGCGCTATGGCGGCCGTCCGGCGCAGATCGCGGGCCTGCAGGTCCACTATCCCAGCCTCGGTGCAGATCACCCGCCAAGCCCGGTTAAAGGCATCGTAGGAGAGCGCGCGCCCGTCCGGGCGAGCCACGATGTTGACGCCCTTCCGTCGCGCCCTCAGCTCCGCCAGAGCTGCCACGAGGTCGCGGTGCTGGGCAACCCTCAGGCGCTTCCCCGTCTTTTCCTGGACTACCGAAATTACATCGCCCTGGACATGTGACCACTGCATGGCCAGCACGTCGCCGGGCCTCTGCCCGGTGTAGAGCAGCAAGTCTAGCGCCGCCTCCATGGCGGAGCCGTGCCGGTGCGCCCGGCAGGCCTTGCGGAAGGCCACGAGGTCATCCGCCGTAGCGGCCCGCTCCCGGGCCTTGGGCATGGAGAGGCGATAGCCGGTCAGCGGATTTTGCTGGATGGCGCCGCGGTTGTAGGCCACGTTTAGCAGATTGAGCATGGTCGCCTTGGCGATCCGGCGCATGCCCAGCGTCTTGACGCCCTCCAGATACTCGACGCAAAAGGGGCGGTTCATTTCATCGATCATCGCCGGCCCGCACAGCACCTCCAGGTCCCTCAGAAACACCTCATAGGCGCGCCGCGTGTTAAGGGCTAGATCCCGGAATCGGTCAGATAGGCGATAGCGCCGGATGTACCAGGCCACGCTGCCTTCAACTATCGGCGCCGCCAACTCCCGGCGCCCGCGCCGGTCGGCCCGCTGGTTCAGGCCCTGGACTTCGCGGAAGCGCTCGATCGGGTCATCCGACAGGCGCGCGACAGGCCAGCCCGGCCGCTGCCAATAATAGCGCAGCGAGCCGTCCTTGTTACATCGCGTCGTGACGTAGCGCAGCCTTTCGAGCACGGAGAGCCCTGAGTGCTGAGTTGTCCCCAGGGTCATTGCCGCGCAGTCCGGCAAGTTCGTCAAGGCGTGCATCGATCTGTTTCCGGTCCCAAAAGCTTGTTCCGTGGACAGGTCTGGGGATAAGCCCAGCCGTCATCCATCTTTTCAAGGTGGCGTCTGAAACGCCATTGAGGTATGTGCGCACCTGGTCGCGAGAGAGAAGGCGGGGCTCTACCACGGCTCACCCGCACGCCGCTTGCGCGCCAGCGTGGCCGGCTTGAGGCCAAGATACTCCGCCGCGGCAGCTTCTGTCAGCAATGTGGGCAGGGCGGTCATTTGATGTTCGCCAAAGTCTGGTAGTAGAAGTGGTGCAGGAAGCCGAGCGGCGCGTTTTCGATGCCGCCTATTTGCCAGAGCCAGAGCATGCGGCCCGAGCGGCCGTTGCCGTCCGTAAATGGGTGGATCATTTCATAGCGTAGATGCGCTTTGTAGGCGTCCATCTGGCGACTGTTGACGAAGTGCAGCAGCATCTCCAGATCGGCCACGATGTTCTTGCCGCCAGGGGGCGCAGTATAGCGGCCGACTCGAACGTCCATCCCTGCTTGGCTGCGCAGGCAGGCGTCGGGCTGGAACGCGCTCACCAGCATTTCCATATGTTCGATACCAATAGCGGCGCTCGCCAAGAATGTGTTAGCGGCGCATCGTTCGGTCGGCAACACCTTCCGCACGATGCCCTCGATGCGGTTGCTCTCGCGGATGAAATCGAGCAGCGTGAACGGTTCCATCGTCTATTCCTTCTCTGTCGCTTGGGGCAGGACGGTCATGGCCGGCGCATGATCAGCCACGCGAGCCAGGCGAGCACCGCGTAAAAGACCAGCACGGCGACTATCGCGATCAGCATTGCCCACTCCATCGCCTACCCCTTCTCTGCCGCTTGGGCTTCCTTTGCGCGGAGAGCTGCGTCGTGCTCGGCCAGCCTTAGAAGGCTTTGGCTGAGAGCTAGCGCGACGGCATCGACGCCCCGTGCGCGTCCTTGAAATTCATAGCTGGGTATGGTGATATCAGTGAGCGCCCATTCGCCGTCTACTTCACGAACATATATCTCATAGCCGTGCCTGCCGACGCGCCGCATATGATCCGTGATGGCGGCCTTCACGTCGTCTACGGACATGGTGCAGCATAGCGCTGTGTGCAGGCTGGCTCCCGAACGCGACTTGCGCCAGAATGTGCCAGCAGCGCAGCCGTCATCTTTGCGCGGCAGCTTCAGATAGATCAGGTCATCAGCCGGTCGCACCGCAGGCAGCCCGTAGCCGATCGCCACAGCAATAGCCGCGTCCAGCTCCCGGCTGCCCGCGTCAGCCGCCTCCAGGCGGGCCAGGAGAGGGGCTAAGTCAGTCATGGGATTCCTCGCTCGCTAGGGCGGCGCGGCCTTCCCAGCAGGGACAGTCCAGAAGTGCGTTGCCATTTTTGGTGAGATCAATATCGGCGGTCATCCAGCTAACCGAGGCCGGGTCACCCTTTTCCCAGCGCGGAGACTTCGTTATGGCGACCGGGTGCACGCAACAGGCCCAGCCAAGCATGCTCGGGTCGTAGCAGTCGTGCCTGCAAGTCTTACATGGATGTTTTATCATCGCCCTCTCCCGCCAGCTTCGCCGCCTCTGCGCGGCAGTAGGCGGCGGCTTCGCGCATCAAACATGGCAGCATCCTGTACCACGCGGTGCGCAACATGTTCTTGGAAACGCGGGACTGATAAGCGGCTTCTGTCAGGGCGTAGCCGCTGATAGCCCGCGGGACAACCACCAAGTCGGGGTGGCTGCCTTCTGCCAACGCCAGCAGCTCCTTGACGCGGCCCTGGCGGATGCCCTTGCAGATCATGCAGACGGCGTTGCCGCCAAGGGTTAGGCCCTGGAAGCGCAGATCGTGTTCACAATCAGCCATCTTTCACCTCCGGCTCCGGCTCCGGGAAAGACGCGAGTGCCGTCTTAAGCGGGGCGCAATAGGGGCACGGCCGCTTAGAAGAGCCAGGCGCTTGCCCATATTCTTCTTCTGGCCAGCCCGGATAAATGAAGCCTTCGCCAACACACGCATTGCAGTGCTGCACAAACTCCCGCGACGCTTTCACCAGATCGGCTACACGCGAAGAGCAGGGGGCGGCTGCAATGGTCAAGCGCAGCTCTTCCGCCATGAGAGGGTAGCCCGGCTCAATTAACGCAGCCGCTCTGTCCATCGCCTCCCGCAGCCCAGCGTTGGCGGCCTCGGCTTCGGCGAGCCTGTGTTGCAGCTCTTCCTTGGCCAGCCCGAGCAGAACGATGTCGTTCATGTCGTTGGACATCACCGTCATGTAGGCGGATACCTTCTTCTCCGCCGCCTCTGCCCGACAGACTTGGCACTTGGGCTCTTGATAGCCTGGGTTGATCTTGTCGCGGTGATCTGGACATGGCACCCAACGGTCGACGGCCGCCTTGCGAAGCTCGGCAATCTTCTCCGCCGCCTCCACGCGCGCCACCAGGACGCAAATAGCCGCCGACATGGCCCCTGGATCATCGGCCTTGTCGGCCAGTATGAGATAGCTTGCGTTGCTCGGATCAGTCATCGGCTTGCTCCTGGAGAGCGGCGCGGCCGTTAGCAATCTTGTCGATCAGCAGCTTGGCGGCGTCGAAGTTATCAGCAAGGGTGCCTTCGCCTGGAGTTGCGACAAATAGCTGCCAGCCTTCATTGCCCTGCTCGAACGCTACGACCTGGATATCAGCCGGCGACAGCCCGAGATACTGGTGCGCGTAGGAGTTCAACAGCGGCACGGCAATGCCGGCCTGTGCTTTACTCAGCCGCATCATCCGCCTCCTTCGCCGCCGTCTCTGGCGACAGCCCGCTGGATTTGTCGATATTACAGAGGTACGGCTTGAAGGTCACCGCAACCACCCATGGGTTGCCTTCCCATGAGAATCCCCGGCGGGCATTCAAGGAGTCCCAGAGTTCATGGAATGCGGCCCGTGCCGAGTTGAACCCGCGACGGCTGTTGATAGCGGAGGCCCACCAGCAGGCATTGCGGGCAGAGGCAAGAGGGTCACGCGAGAAGTCGAAGCCGATGCCTTCCGCCTTCGCGTCCTCTTCGCTGATCTCCTGCAGCCGCTGCACGCGGACGTCGGTTACAACAAGGGTGAGGCGCGAGGCCCAGCGACACATGAACATGCCCGGCACCGATCGCCGACTGACGCTGAAGTCATCGGGGATGCAGCCGTGCGGTACAGGGGTCGCATCAGCCGCATAGAGGAGATGATCGCTCTCATCGAGCTTCAGGGCTTCGCGCACCCAAAGACGGTCGCCGGGCTGGTATGGGGCGAACTGAACGGCAGCGCTGGCGAAGTCCTGCACGGGCACGCCAGCGCACCAGTAGCCCTTCCGGGACTGCCAGGAGACTCGACCGGCGGTGGTTTCCGGCTGCGGCTTCAGCGCCCGCCGCGTCTGCGTCTTCCCGGTGCCCGGCTCCGCGATCTCGCGCAGCAGCGCCAGCACCATCGGGGCGGCGAAGAGGATGGGCTTGGTCATGGCAGCGGCTGCCCCTTCCCGGTCAGCATGCACTTCGCGGCGTGCTGGATGACCTTCTCGCGCGTAGCCATGTCGGGGAAGGCGCCGCGGTAGATCGCACCGCATGTAGCGTGCAGCGCGGCAGCGACGATGCAGGGCTCGACCCCGGCGCTCAGCAGTTCGGCGACCGTGCCGCTGACCATTTCCAGGGCCGTCTGCATATCGGTCTCTATTGACCGCTCGCCCATCACCGCCCCCGCCTGCCCTGGCCCCTCAAGCGGCCGAGAGCGTTGCTGTAGAGCTGCTGGAAGCGGGCGAACTCCGGGGCGCCTTCGTCGACGCCCATCTTCGCCAGCTCGGCCTTGCACTGGTTCCAGGCGCCTTGGACGGCCTCGGACGTGTTGGCGTCGCCATAGCCATTGGTCATCATGTGCGTGTGATAGTCCTCGATCTTGCGCTGGCGACGCTCCTCCTCCTCGTCGACCTCTTCGGTCGCCGCCTCGGTTGCCTCATCGGCGGCTTCTTCGGCTTCGGTTGCGGCGGTCGTTTCCTCGGAAGTGTCGGTGATCTCGCCGGTTTCGGGGTCGATCTCCTCAGCCTCGTCCAGCGGCGGCTTGCCCATGGCGGCGCGCTCGGCGTTGACGACCTCGCGGCTCTGCTGCTCGATGGCGCGCTCGGTCCCCTGGTGCCGCGCCGCGGCCCGGTAGTCGCCGCGGGACGGCCGCTCCGGGCGATAGGTGCCGTCGGGGCCGGGTTTCAGATCGCCCATCATCTGCATCCGGTCGATATCGTCGTCGGTCAGCACGCCGAGCAGCAGTTCCGGGCAGTGGGCGCGCGCCCATTTGATGGCGCCCGAGTAGATCAGCTTCTGCCTCGGGTCCGCAGTCCACATCTTGTTGTTGGTCTTGGCGGTGCCGACGCGGACCTCGACCGTGCGGTCCACGTCTTCTCCAATGAACCGGCCGGTCACGGTGATCGTGAGATCGTCGCCGGCCTTGTCATTGTAGGCGTAGCTGAGGCGCTGCTGCAGCCCGGCCTTGGCGTTGACGACGGCGGCGACGAGCTTGCCCTGATAGCCGAGCTTGTTCTGCACGACGTAGGTTTCATCGACCACGGCGAAGGGATCGAAGCCCCAGCGCACCGCCTGGTTGACGACGCGGAAGCAATTGGCCGCCGTCTGGCGCGCATCGGTCCCCCTCAGGTGCGCCGGGCAAAGCGTCTGTTCCGCGATCGCGTTGGCGATGCGCTGCATGTGCTCGAAGCGGGCGGTATCGAGAACCGGGATCGGGTCATCGACAGTTCGGATTTCGCGACGGGTCTCGATCTTCGCCAGCGCCTGAGTTTCTGTCTGTGCCATGGTTACCTCACAACTGTCGTTTCGCGCTCGTAGATGCGCACGCCGGGCAGCTCCCGGCCGCCGGCCTTGACGTAGCCGCGGATTGCCTGCTCGACCGCCGCGATCGGCAGATAGGGGCGGATCGTCTCCAGCGGGATCGCGTGGATGTCGAGCACCTCGAAATCCCAGGTCGTCCGCAGGCTGGCCACGGCGCCGAGATCGCCCCTGGTGCGGTGCAGATCGGCGGCCTTGGCCTCGGCTTCCTTCTGCCGCTGGAGGGCATCGGCGCGGGCCTGATTGGCGGCCCTCTCGGCCTCGACCGCGACATCGAGATCCTGCTCGCTCGCCATGGCGGCGGCACGCTCGGCGGCCTCCTTGGCGGCGCGCTCCGCTTCCTCGCGGGCCAGGCGCTCGGCTTCCTCGCGGCGGCGGCGTTCCTCGGCCGCCTTGGCGCGCTGGTAGATGGTCAGGCGGTCCTCGACCTTCTTCTTGACCAGCAGCAGGCCGTCCTTGATCGGGGAGAAAAAGCCGTCGATGGCCCGGCCGCCGGCCAGATAGGGCTCCTTGGCGGCAACGCGCCGGGCGTCGGCGTCCTTGGCCGTGGCGGTCAGTTGCTTGATGAAGTCGGCCGCCTTGGTCGCGCTGGCGTCGTCGATCTCGGCCGGGACGCGCTCGAGCCCCGCGACGAGCTCGGTCTTGCGCCTCAGCAGATCGGCGTTTTCCTCGGTCAGGCGCTCGCGGATGATCTCGGCCTGCGAGGGCGCATCCTCGGGAGGGAGATTGTGGCCCAGCTGGGCAACGGCAACGTCGGTCATGTCGTCATTCCTTTCTTGCAAACTCGCCAAAGTGTTGAAGGGCCGCCGCCATGTATGCGCGGCTGGCTTCTTCTGCTGTGCCGAAGCGGCCAAGCGCTATCGTCCGGCCCGCGACTTTGATGTATGCCAGGTACCGGCCGGTCGCTCTCTCAAGGCAAACGCCCTTTACGCCGATGGCGTTGTTGACCTGGGCGCAGCGGTTGGCGAGGTTCTGGCTACGGGTTGCTTCTCGGAGGTTCGCCCAGCGATTGTTAAGCCCGTCACGGTCGCGGTGGTCTATATCGTCAGACGGCCACTCGCCAGTCATGTAGAGCCAGATCAAGCGATGCGCTGCGTAGAGCCTGCCTCCGAGGTTCACGTAGCAGTAAGACAGACTGTCTCCCGCTGGTCTGGTTGAGCCAGCCGGCTTGCCGGCATACCGGGTGTTCCACTTTTTGCGGTCGCGACTTGACACGAAATCGCCTTGGGGGCGCGTTCGCCAAAACAGCGACCCGGATTCCGGGTCATAGGCAAAACGCCTATGGACAAGAGCTTGCGTGAGTGGCGACGCGTTCATCAGAACACCGCCGGCAATTTGTTTAGATCAATCGGCACGGTTGGATTTGCCGCAGGCGCAGATGGTTGATAGGCGCGGTCCCACGCTGCGGCATTAACGAGATACAGATATTCCGCCTCGGTGATTTGATGGAGGAATGGCCATGACCGCGCCAGCTCGGCCGGCTTGTCGTCGACGAGGCAGAGCAGCGGCGGGTAGCGGTCGATCGCCTGGAAGGTCTCCGGGTTGAACTCGATCGCGCATGGCCTGTAGACCAGCGCGGCAACCCAGGGGCCCTTGCGCACGAGGCGGGTGCGATAGAAGCCGGGCGTCGGGGTGTCGATGCGGCGCTCCATCACCCCAGCCTCCGTCTCGGTTGCGCGCTGGCGATCCCGTGGACCAGCAGGCTGCGCTTCGTCGGGCTGTTCGCCAGCTTGTCCGGCTTGGGCAGCGGCCGGCGCAGCAGGACGTGCAGGAGCCAGCGGATCACAGCCCCACCTCCAGCATCGGCCGCAGCAGCCCCTCGCAGACCGCCCAGACCATCAGCAGCAGCATCGCGAGCGCGAGCGCCTGGGCGGAGAGGTTGGTGTAGTGGCGGAGGCGGATCACGGGCCGCGCCTCCGCAACTCGGCAATTTTGCTGTCGCGCCACTGGCGAATCGCGCCGAGGACTGCCATGCCGACAATGATGCCGAAGCAAAAGGACGCACCCATCGCGGCCCACAGCACGTCTAGATGTACGGTCATCGTCCCTATCCCTCCACCTCATCGAAATCGGGGTCCGGCCGGCCCAGCTGCACGACAGCGGAGCGCGCGCCGACCGCGCTCAGCAGCCCCGCCATCATCCCCTCCCTGTCCGCCGCGACCTCGACCAGCAGCAGCCGCGGTGCCGGCGCCTTGGCCTCGTGATCGAGCAACAGCCCGCGACAGGCGGGGAGCGTCCAGAACGGAGCAGCGCCATCGCGGAGCCACTTGCCGAGCGCGCTTTCGGAGACGCGGAAGCAGGCGGCGAGATCGGCGCGGCCGATGCCGAGCCGGTGCATGACTTGCTCGATGTGCGCGACGTTTTCGGTCGAGTGCTTGCGGGTCATGGGACCGCGTCCAGGGTGCGCAGGCAGGTGCGGGCGGTGATGTTGGTGTCGGGCGTGCCGGCGTCTACTTTCTTGACAAAGGAGACCAACCAATCCGGGCCATCAATTGCGCCGCTCCAGCGGAGCGGGCCGACGCGGTACACGCCTCCATAGACAGCGCAAGGTTGCCCAGACCGCTCAGTAAGAAATTGAGCGACGGGGCAGCGAGTGCAGCTCCCTCTCACGCCAGATACTTCACGCGGTCTCGTCTTCGCCAGCCACGCCCTAAAGCCATTTCGTGTCAGCCGCATGGTTATCTCCTGCTCCGTCGCTCGACAGCCGCTTCGGCCCTCGCCCGGAATCGCTTCGCCTCACGCTCGGCCGCCCTGAAACGTGCCGACCGTTTTTGCTTGGCCCAGAGATGCAGCTCGCAGGTAATCAGGATGCGAACCGTCCCCCAGCCGAGCTTGGTCGCGCTCCACTGTGCCACTGCCATGTAGCGCTTGACGGCGCACAGGTGGCGGATGACGCGCCAGGTCACGCTGGCGTCCTGCGGCCACTCCATCGCCTCTGCCAGCAAGTCGCGCGGCAGATAGTCGCGCAAGCAAAGCTCGCTGCGGATGTACTTCTCCGCCACCCGCTGCCGCGTCTCGATATCGACAAGCCGAGCTTCCCGGCCTATGATTTCGAGCACGTTCTGTAGCGTGGCCTGGGTGACGGGGTGCATCGGTCAGCCCTTCCAGCCCTTCGCCGCTAGCAGGGCGTCGATCGCGTCGGCGACGTGGGCGGGCGTCACGGCGTCGATTGAGCCGGCACGCTGGACGGCAGGCCCTTGGCTGGCAAGAAACAGCCGGTGAGCTTCGTCGAAGGTGAGGCCAAGGGCTGAGCCAATAACATCTTCGTCGCCGAATGGATTGGGCAGCCAAGAGCGGGTTTGCGCCGGCCACAGGACGCACGCCACGCCGATAGCGCAGCCCGTTGTCCCGCAAGGCTGCTGCCTCAGACAATGGGAGAACCGCCAGCGATGGTCGCGCGCCTCCCACCACTCCGGATGCCGCAGCGCCTCGGATAGCTGCGCCAGCCCGGCGAGGCCTTCGCGCAACACGGGGTCGAACGTCGTCGGCTTGACGGCGGGCAGCTTGAACGTCACGGAATCGAATGGCATGTCTCTACTCCTTCTTGGCGCCGGCCAGGGCGGTGCGACCGATCTGGCGCGCCTCGCTTATCAAGTCGGCCGCCCTTTGCTCGATCCGCTCATTGCCCCGGTTTGTCTCGGCGTGAATCTGTTCATTGATGGCCGCCAAGGACTTCTCCAGCGCGGCTACGAGGGCGTCGTGGTTGTTGGCGGCGCGGACGATGAAGGCGGCGTTGGCCGCTGCCCGCGGATTGCTTTGTGAGCAATTTGGCACGATCGCTATTTGTTGTGCGCCGTTGGTAATCGACCAGTCGCCGAGCCGCGTCCGCTTGTTGCGTTCCCACCAGTTGGCCTGCCAAGGCGTCTTGGTATGCTCGCTCATGTCTCTCTCCCGCTCGGGTTGGCGGCGAGGGCGGCGCTGATGCACCCGACAACGCGGTCGCGCTCCGCTTGCCATGCCTGCGAGCGGTCGGCCATGGCGAGCACGCGCCGCGCATCCTCCAGCGCGGCTACGAGGGCGGCGGAGTGGCAGAGCTTGCCGGCGATGCCGTCGAAGTCCGCCCGCGAGATTCCCACCGTTTCGCTCGGGCTGCGGCTGTACAGCTCCACGCCCAACTCGCAGCACGTCACCGCAATCGGCTCCATGCCGAGGCCGTTATCGACATAGTGGAACGGGTCGCGTCCGCAAAATGGGCAGGGCTGCTCGCTCACATCTCTCTCCTGCATTCGGGCGGCTGGTATGGGGGGGCAAGTTGACGGCCAGCCGCCCGAGGGCCAGGGTTACCGGGAGCCGCCCGGCGCGGAGGCGTTAAGCGTTTCGCGAATATCAGTCGCGAGCTGTGGGTACTCCTCGGCACATGCGCCGGCATAAGCCTCCAGGGCGGGCCTCGCGAATTTGTCATGCGTGAGATCGAGCACGAAATAGTCGCAGCCGTCATGCTTGCCGCCGGGGTCGCTAGAACCATCAGCGCGGCAAACGATGAACTTCCGATACAACCCCTGTTCAGATTTGGGCAGTGACCGATCAAACTCAGGCAAATGTTTGAACTTCATCCTCGTCTCTCCTGTCCCTACTGCCCGGCGTGGCGGGTGGTTAGGCCGGCTCGTGCGGATTGACTTCGACCTGGATACCGCCGGACAGCCGCATGATGGTCGGCTCGCCGTCAGCAAAAAGCTGTTCGATCCAAGCGCCGCCGAATTCGAGGTTGTCCAAGCAGCCATTCAAGGTGCTGCCGGGGTCGCGCCGCAGTCGCTCGACTTCGACGCCAAGGTTGTCAGCCATTGCCTGCAGGTCATCATCGTCAAACGTGATGGAAACAATCGCCCGGTAAGTCGTCATCGTCTCACTCCTTGTTACGCTACTTGCCCTTGGCGCGCTGCTGGCGCTGCCGTTCGGACTTGCGCCGGGACTTCGGCTTGCGGCGGGCGGTGCTCATAGCTCGACAGCCTCCGAAATCATGCCCGGCTTGGCTTCCTTAACTGCTTCGATAAACCCGGCGCGGTCCTCTGGCGTGCTGAAATAGAGCACCAGCGGCTCGCAGTCGGAGACCTTGCGGTGCACCGATTGCAGGTTCCGGCGCTCGATGATCTTCCACAGCGCGGCTGCCTGCTGATCGCCCGCCTTGATGAACCAGCGATAGGGATCCTCGCGGAAGGTCGTCCAGGCGGCCCATTCCTCGCCGCCCTCGCCGGGGTGTGTGTCGCGCCCGTAGACGGCCTGCATGAACTCGTCTGCATCGATGTTCAGCAGGATTCTTAGAAAATTGTGAAATTCGCGCAGGTTCATCGCATCACTCCTGGGCTTGGCGGGCGGTGGACATGGCGGGCTCCTAGACTGCGGACTCTCTGCACTGCGAACAAACCGGACGCTCGCTGTGCAAACCGCGATTGATCTGCTCGTGGTGCGCGGCGGGATCAACGCCCAAGCGTATTGCTTCGGCATGGCACAGCAGGCGCAGCGCCTCGGTGCTGCCCATGAAGTAGGCCAAGCGGGGGTCGCGCGTGATGCGATTGAGCATATAGCTGACGGCCCGGTCAGCGGGCGCCAACTCGGTGTGTGGGGCGCCAAAATCAGTCATGATCTGGCCCTCCATGTCTGTTGGTATTTTGCTCGCGGCGCTCAAAATCGCGCAAAATTTCGCGGCGCATTCCTGGCGACAACGACTCGAATTGCTGTTGAGTACCCTTGAAGCAGCCTGTCGGGAGATCACTGAAGGCGGGCGGCGGGGAGCTCGGGGTATACGACCAGTAGTTTTCGTCGGACATCTCTAGCTCCATGGGCTCCGGGGTTAGGCTGCGGACTCGGCTGCACGCCACTCGTCCAGGAAATCCGCGTCCTTCTCGTTCAGCCAGACGAGGCTTTCCTGAACGGCTTTGGCTTGTTCGGGCTTCAGCGACGCATACGAGCGTGAGGCGACGTAGCGACCGCCAGCAATTGGGTATTCGTCCAGTTCGCAGATACGCTCAAGCAGGCGGCTCAGGCGTCGTTCGGCCTCATAGGCACGGTCGTCGGCCTGCTTAATGGCCGCGTCCTTAAGCGAGTGAACGTATAGACTGCGAAGCTTGGCGCGGTCCTGATTGCGTGCGTCCAATTCGGAGCGGCGGGATACGGCCATGGCCTCGGCCGCAGACCGCGCCGCCTCTTCGGAATCGAACAGCTTGCTTTCGCTGTAGACGGAGCCGCTGCCAATGCCCGTCTCGCCGCACATGTACTCAACGTGGTCATCGCCGCTGTGGAGCGGGCGCGAGCAGGCGCGGACCATGCCGATGGTTAGCCGGCGGACAGAAGGCCCGGCGCTTTGGAGAGTTAGATAGCCACGGCCGCTACAGCGCGGGCACTCGACCGTGCTTTCATAGCCTGCCGGCGACTTCACGGCCCATGTGCCCTGCTTCAAGCAGTCCGGGCAGTCGTGCTTTTCCTGGGCCGGTTCAGTGCCGGCGTGCCAGACGGTCTGGCCCATCCGATACCTTGGCGTCGGGAGGTCGGTTTGCTGTTCTGCCGCGTCGGCCATCGCTCGCTCCATCGGTCTCTGGTGCCCGGCGTCCGGGCGGCTGGCGGAAGCTTTGAGGGAGGGGAGGGGCCAGCCGCCCGGTGCCTAAGTGCGGTCCCTGTGACCGGCCGGGTGGCGTCCCGGCAGCGCGGCCCTCGAGAGTGAGGGTTGCCCTTTATGTACCCCATAGGCACAAACAGGTCAAGCAGAATTTGTGCCTGCAAGGTACAATTCGCTTGCCAGGGGTCTAGAGACCGCGCTATAGCTGGAGAACAAAAGGGGGCCTCGCAGGGCCCCCTTGAATGCCGCCGCGGACGGTTTGAGACAGTGGCGCGACGGCGCGGTAGCGTTACCACGGGGCGCGGCCACAGCGCAAGGGCAGTCCGAAAGGTGAAGGCCCGGCCGCCGGGGGAACCCCTCCCTCGCAAGCAGTCACCGACTCTGGCGCGGGGTACGGCAGCCAGAGGCCCGAAGCGATAGGCCGGCTCCGAAGGGCACCTTCACGCTGATGGGCTAGGAACAGCCCCTGTCACTAAGGGGCTGGTCGTCCTATGCCCATCGCTCCAGACCTCACCAAAGGGCAGTTTAGAAGATAGAAGGGAATCAGGCCCTTTTGCGCTGCCCTGGCTTGCGCAGAGAGCCGAGTCGGGCCAGCAGTGTCTCGCCGACCTCGAGCCAAGCCGTGCGGGTGTCTTCGTCCATCTGGGCAGCGAGGCGCAGAACTTCCTGGCCTTCTTCGTCGGGCGGCATGCGGGTGTTGAAGAAAATCTCGCCAGGATCCATGCGGAAGGCCTTGCCGATCCGGCGCATGAGACTCTGGCTCGGGTTCTTCAAGCCGGTCTCGACCCTTTGTATATGTGCGTGTGAACAGCCGCTTAGGTTTGCGAGCTGCTGTTGCGTCCACTTCTTGGAAGTGCGCAGCTCCAGCACTCTGTTAGGCGCTTGCGGCCGTTTCTTCGACATCCCCGGAATGTACCTGCCTGGCACATCGGGAAGAACGGCCTCGTTGGTACAAAGCACTTGACCAAGATTGTGCCCATGGGGTACAAAGTCAAGATGCTTCTTTCCGAGTGGCTGAAACGCGAGAAGATCGGTGTCGAGGAGTTCGGCAAGCGGATCGGCCGAAGCCACGCGACCGTCTCTCGCTGGTGCACCGGCAAGCGGACACCCAGCTTCGACGCACTCCAGAAGATCATGAAGGCGACGAACGGCGAGGTTACCGCCGAAGACTTCTTTCGGTCTAGCGCCGCCGCGTGAGGGTGACATGCGAACAAGTCGCAGAAACGGGGGCTGACGCATGGCAGCAGTCCAATCGAATGGCGCTCTTGACGGCGCGACGAGGGTCAGCATCCCGGTTCGTTTCGATCAGCAGAACACGAACGGCCTGTGGAAAACAAGGGCGGAGAAAGAATTTAACGCCCGCGTGCTCGCCAAATACGGGTGCAGCGCTACACAGTATCGTGAAGTCCGCAGTCTCGGCCGGAAGCTCATGGCCCAAGGCTTCCCTTATGAGCGGACACCGCTCGGCGCTTTCTCCCGGCAAAGGACATATGCCAAAAAGCGGGGCGTTGGCTGGGAGATAACATTCTGGGAATGGTGGACTATTTGGGACGAGTCCGGCCACTGGAACGAGCGCGGCACGGGGCAAGGCTATGTCATGTGCCGGGTGGGCGATTCCGGCCCATACGCCGCCTGGAATGTCCGGATTGCCCCAGCGACCGAAAATAATCTTGAGGGGAGCGGCAAGAAAAGCGGCCTGCCGATCGGCGTGTCGGTGTTTCAGGGGCAGTTCCGCGCCAGTCGCTTAATTGACGGCACACTTCGCAGGACGAACGGCCACAAGACGCCCGAAGAGGCGCACGCCTCCTACGTAGCCATGGGGCGTGGCCATGGTTGATGTAGCGCTCAGATCAGCAGAGCGGCCAGCGCAACAAAGTTACCACTGGACATGGCTCGGGCTGCCCCTGCTCGCCGGCGTCGTGGTCGTGCTGGCGGTGGGTTTCGTCGCGTGGTGGGCGCTGGCGCCGCTGCTGGTCGGGACCGCGCTCGGCTGCCTGTGGTTCCGCGCGGTGGCCATCGTGAACGGGAGGGCACCCATGCGAGACACGCGCCGCAGCCGGCCCAGGATGGTGAAGTGATGGGGAGGCGAGAGTGAGCGAGGCCCGCACCCTCAAGGATCTTCGCGCCGTCTCGATGCGTGATGTGCCGTACTCGGCTTACTGCCAAGTCTGCTGGCACAATGTCTATTGCCTCTGGGTTGCCGAAGAGCCGCACAACGGCGAGTGCATCAACGGTCACATTGAAGCGCGTCAGTGCATCGAGGCCCGGAACCGTGATTTCAACAGCCTGCAGATGCGGCGAGCGCGAAACGGCGAGCCGCCAATGCGTCTCGAAGATTGGGGGCTGGCATGACCCTCCCCATCCTCACCCTCATTGGTGCCGCCGTGACAGCCTGGGCCTGCTATGAGCTTGGCAAGCGCCGCGAGCGCGACAGGTGGCATGCCCGTGTTGATGAGGAGCGAGCGCGGATGAGCCCGCCTGCCGAGCATTGGGCCTCGGGCGCAACAGTCTACTGCCACGACAACGAATACCCGGCCGTATCCCGGCGCAGCCCGAAGGCGGCGAACGTGGTGAAGCTGAGGGGGAGGGGGCTGTGATGCCCAAGCGCATTCAGCGCAAGCGAGCGAAGGGCTGGCGCATGCCAGACGGTGCGGTCTACGTCGGCCGGCCCGGCGCGTTCGGGAATTACTGGTCTTCGCTTGGCCATTCAAACGAAGAGGCGGTTCGGCTTTATCGCCTGTGGTTGAGCGGCGTCAGCACCCGGCGCGCGCTTGCGAGCCTCTACGGCAGCCTGCCGATCGAAGCGGTTGAAGCACTCCACGAAATGCGAGCGGTAGTGCTAGCCCGCCTGCCCGAATTGCGCGGCAAAGACCTCGCCTGCTGGTGCCGTCCCGGCCAGCCCTGTCACGCCGACGTGTTGCTCGAATTGGCGAATGCGCGAAGCGAGTCCGCCGCATGAACTCCCAACCCAATGCAGCGCACGGCCCCGGCGCGCATGGCCCGCGAGGGCCGCTTTGGGGCAACGTCTCCCCAGACGTTTGGACTCCCTCCCTGAAACTGGCCGGCTCCCGCTCTGCGCAATGCAACGGCGGGGCCGGCCGCTTTGTTCTCATTCGCTGTTTCGGTGGACGGCGCGGCGCACTTGGAAAGCGGCCCCGGCCAAGCGCTTGGCTGCCTCGGGGCGCAGCTACCGCCGCGCCGTCTGCCCAAGCAGCGTCCCGGCCCCCCAGTGCCGGGTGCGACGGTGTTCATCTCCCGCCGTCGCAAGCGGCAGAGCGTGTCGGCTTCAGCCTCCCCTGTGCCGGCCGCTCTGCCGTTTCAACTTCTGTGGATTGAGGTAGGCCAGTGACGCTTCCTCCGATTCGACCCGCCGCAGAGATAGCCGACGCTTGGGCACATTGGTGCGGCGAGAACCGCTGGACCAAGGCGCTGCGGGAATTCCATGACCTAGGCGGACTCGTGCGCTGGTGGTGCGGCTATCCGCAGAGCGCCAGCGCGATTCCATTGACCTTCGAGCTTTTCCGCGCGGACGGCACTGCGCTAGCCAGCGAGCATCGACTCAAGGACATCCGCGCCGCCATCGTCGCGGCAAGCGAGAGGTAGGGCAATGAACTTCCAAGTTATCGGCGACGAAATTCAATTCGACGGCTACAGAGCCGCGACGTTTCGCGACGATCTGCCGGCAAGCGTGCGCGACCAGATCAACTGCCTAATCGAAACATATCCCCATCCGGACGACGCGGAAACCGTTGATGATCTCCGAACAGAGCGGGCCGATCTGGAGCAAAACCTTTCGTCCGTCGAGCGCGAGCTAGAAGAGGCGCGCGAAGAAATCAGCGATCTTGAGCGCGAGAACAAGGAACTCAAGGCTCTCCTGGAAACCAATGACATCGCGGTGCCGGCATGAAACTCACTGTCGAACGCGATGCTCTGTTCGCCGCCCTGTCGCGGGCACGCAAGGCCGCCGCGTCTAAGTCATCCATCCCTATTCTAACCATGTTGCGGCTGGACGCAAACGAAGATGGGCTAACGATCCGCGCGACCAACATGGAAATCGCCTATCGGGAAACTGTCGCGGCGAATATTGAAACGCCGGGTGCCGTCTGCGCTGGCGTGCAGCAATTGTACAGCATCGCGTCGAATGCAGAAGCTGGCTCACAGATCGAGATGGCCATGAAGGAAAGCCAGCTTCATGTGGCGGCAGGTAAGGCGCGGTTCAGGCTCGCGACCAAGCCCATTGAGGATTTCCCTGCAATCCCGGATGTCGAGGGCTCGTCGGCGGAAGTTGACGCGGCGCCGTTTCTGGCCGCCCTGGCGCGCTGCTTGCCGGCGGCATCAAACGAAGAAACCAGATACTACCTTTGCGGCGTCCACCTGAATGAAACCAGCGCGGGTCTGGATGTGGTCGCATGCGATGGCGTGGTCTTGATCCGCGTCTCAATACCAATGCCGAAGGGGTTAAGCCTGGGGGAAAACGGGGTAATCGTGCCGCGCGGAACCATGCCGGCCGCAGCGGAGATATTTGGCTCCGCCGAGCTTTTGTCCGTCACGGTTTCTGAAAGCGGGCTCGCCTTGGCCATGGATGGCCGTTACCTCAGAAGCAGGCTTAAGGATGGCGCGTTTCCCAACTATGAGCGCGTTATCCCGAATCCGGTGTTCAGCATCACCGTCGATGTGGCCGAGCTGAGGGCGGCTGTGAACCGGCTGCGCGACTTTGGCGATGCAGACAGCTCTTGGGGTGGATTTCATCTTGGGCTGCGACTCGACGGCGACCGCCTGAAATTGCTGGCCAGGGGGCGTGACGGACAAATGGGCCGCGATGAAATCGCCGTCGAAGGCGCTGGGCGCAAGTTCGATATCGGCATGAACGGAAAGCAGTTGCTGACCATGCTGGCCGCCATAGGAAGCGAAACGGCGTCGCTCGGGTTTACCAGCATGGAAACCAATGTGCTGTTTTCCAGCACGACGGACAAAGCCTTCACGGGCGCCATTTGGCCCATCCGCTACGAGTTCGCCTCGATTGACCGTGAGGCCGCATGAAGCCAGCCAAGGGCATGCGCGGGAAGTTGGACAAGCTGTTCTCCGAGCTAGTCAGAGAGCGCGCCAACTGGACGTGCGAGGCATGCGGGAAGCAGTACAAGCAAGAGGACCGCATGGGACTGCACTGCAGTCATTTCTTTTCACGACGATACACCGCGACACGCTGGCACCCGGATAATGCAGCGTCGCATTGCTTCGGCTGCCACCAGAGACTAGGCAGTAACCCTATCGAATTTTCCCAATGGATACAAGAGCATATTGGCCAACAGGCCGTTGATGAATTGGCCCGGCTGCGAAACATGCTCCCGCGCTGGCGTGACCCTCAGTACCGCGACCTTCTCGACCACCTGCGAATCGAACTGGACATGATGCGCGCCAAACGGACGAACGGCGAAGCAGGCAGAATCGAGTTCATGGCGTGGAAAGGCAATGTGGAGTTGGCAGCATGAAGAAGAAGGAGCAGCCGAAGAAACCCGCCAAGCCCATATCCGCCCACAACGGCCGCGTCATTCCGTCCCGGCCCTTTAAGCGCCCGCCCTACGAATCGCCATGGCCCAGGGCGACGGAGCGGCAGGAATGAGCGCAGCCGACACCATCCTGGCCCAAGCCCGCGAACTTGCCGCGCATACGGGCATCGAGTCCGACGTGATTCTGTCCCGCTGGTGCGAGGCCCTGGCGCGTTCTCAGTCAGCCGGCTACGCGCGTGCCGGATTCCGTGGCGAGGCCGGCGGTGAGTATGCCGGGCCGGCGAAGCGCAAGCAGGCGCACCACGAAACGCTGCTGGAGGGCGAGAGGTAATGTACACGCCAGTCCCTGGATTTGAGGAGCTGCAAGCGGAGTTCCATGACGCTTTACCGGGGCTAGTCAATGGCGCGCCTGACTGGACCGACAGACCGATGAATGTGAATAGCGTGAAAGAAGAGGAACCCGGGGACAACTCAAACCAACAAGTACGCACTGTTGTAAAGTAGCCGACATGCCAGATCATACCTCCCTTGACCGCGCTTTCCTGCAGCAGCGGCTCGAAGTCGTTCAGGCCGTGCTAGGCATGGCCGAGCGCTGCCACATGGCCGGGATCAGCGAGACGACGCTCAAGGCCGCCCTGGTGGCGCAGCGGAGCCCCGACGTCTGCCTGCTGGCCGATGAGGAAGCCGAGGGGCTGATCGAGCGGCTGCGGCTCAGGGAAAGCTGATGGTGATCCATGGCGACAATCTCAGACCTCTTGGACCGGCACGGCATCCGGCTGAGCAGCCGCGGGCCGGGCAACCACAAATGCCGGTGCCCCCGATGCAGCGACCAGAGAAAGAACAAGCGCGATCCCTGCCTGTCGGTGCGGGTCGATGCCGAGGGTATCGTTTTCAAGTGCCACCACTGCGGGTGGTCTGGCGGGGAGAAGCTTGATGACCGGCCTGAGCGACAAGCACCTCAAGCTGATCGAAAACCGCGGTCTCGACCCCGAAACCGCATCGCGTCTTGGCGTCGAGACCTGCGAGGGAAAGCGCTCTAACCTCATCCGCATCCCGTACCTGGTCGGCTCCGAGGTCGTCAACGTCAAGTATCGCTCCCTCGACGGCGAGAAGATATTCTTTCAGGAACAAGACGGCCGGAAGTGTTTCTACAACATGAATGTAATAACCGACGCCTCGCTGGCCGACCTGCCGCTGGTCATCACCGAGGGCGAGCCGGACTGCTGGGCAGCCATCGAGTCCGGCTTCCCGAGAACCGTGAGCGTACCCGACGGGGCGCCCGCGGAAGCCCTTGGCGAAGACGACCGTGGCGCGAAATACTCCTACGTCCGCGACGCGGAACCGGCGATGCGCGACATCAGGGAGATCATTCTCGCCACCGACGGCGACGGCCCCGGCATCAACCTGATGAACGATCTGGCGCTCAGGCTCGGCAAGGCCCGCTGCAAGTGGCTCGACTACCCGCTGAAGGCCAAGGGCTCGAGCGAGAAGTGCAAGGATCTGAACGAGGTCAAGCAGCGCTACGGCGCGGCGGGCGTGCAGAAAACCATCGGCAAGGCCCGCTGGGTCGAGGTCGACGGCGTTTATCGGATGTCGGAGCTGCCGCCGATCGTGCCGCGCCAGGCGCTGGATTGCGGCATGCCGGAACTTGGCCGGCATTACAAGCTCCGCCTCGGCGATTTCGTCGTGGTGACCGGAGTGCCCAATCATGGCAAGAGCGTGTTCGTTGACGACGTCTGCTGCCGCATGGTCGTCGAGCACGGCTGGGATGTCGCCTTCGCCAGCTTCGAGACGCCGCCTCAGGACGACCACCGAGACGCGCTGCTGACATGGTATTGGCAGAAGCAGCCGGCCTATCAGCGGCCTGAGGAGGTATGCGAGGCCGACCAGTGGATCGACCGGCATTTCAGCTTCGTCTGCCCCTCGGACGATGACGACGTGACCGTGCAATGGCTGCTTAAAAAACTGGCCGCCTCGGTGATTCGCCACGGCAGCCGCATCGTCGTCGTGGATCCCTGGAACGAAATGGATCACATCCGGCCCGACTTCGTGAGCCGCGAAGAGTACACCGGCATCGCGATCAAGGAGTTCCGCCGCTTCGCTCGCAAGTACCAGGTCCACTTCATCGTCGTCGCCCATCCGACCAAGCTGCCACGCGAGAAAGACGGCAAGCTGCCGATACCGAGCCTGTACGACATCGCCGACGCTGCCCATTGGGCGAACAAGGCGGATGTCGGCGTAATCGTGCATCGCTCTGGCGAAGGCAACGGCGCGACGATCAGGATCGCGAAGGTTCGGGCTCAGAAGGCGGTCGGCAAGCCTGGCGATGTAAAAACCATTTTCGATGACAGCCGTGGTCGGTTTGTCGTCGAGGACGACAGCGGGAGGCTGCTCTGATGGCGACCTATGAGCTACGCGACTATCAGCGTGAGGCCGTGGCGGCCGGCCTAGATGCGATCGAGCGCGGCCGAAACGGCATCCTCTCAATGCCCGCGGGGTCCGGCAAATCGCTGGTCATCGCCGGGATGGCCACGGCCATGGAAACCAACATCGTTGTCCTGCAGCCGACCAAGGAGATCCTGGAGCAGAACGCACGCAAGCTCTACGAGTTCGGCCACCGGGACATGGCGATCTGCTCCGCGTCTGTCGGGCAAAAGCGGCGCGCCCGGGTCACCTTCGCCACCATTGGCACAATCATCAACCGCATGGAGTGGTTCTCGGACACCGGGCTCGTGGTGGTCGACGAATGCCATCTGGTGAACGCCAAAGCGGGCCAGTACCGCGATTTCATCGAGGCCATCGGCAAGCCGGCGATCGGGTTGACGGCGACGCCCTACCGCATGGCCACCGCGTTTGGGGGCGAGGTGGTCGAGGCGAAGTTCCTGCACCGGACGCGGCCGCGCGTCTTCAACAATATCAGCTATGTGGTGCAGAACGACGAGCTCCACCGGACCGGCTATCTGGTGCCGATCGTTTACGAGAAGAACGAGGATTACGACCCCTACCAGATCGCGCTCAAGTCGACCGGGCTCAACTACGATGAGCGGGCCCTTGCCGCCTACAACGAGGAAAAGGGCATCTGCGAGAAGGTGGTGGCAACGGTGCTCGGCGCCCTGGATGATGCGCGCCACATCCTGGTTTTCGTGGCCGCCATCGCCGAATCGCAGGCGATCGAGGAGATGCTGGCCAGGGCCGGCGTCGCCGTCGCTCACGTCGACGGCACGACACCCAAGGCGGAGCGCGAGAGGATCCTGGCCGGCTTCCAGTCCGGCGCCATCAGGGTCGTGACCAACGTCGGCGTCTTGACCACCGGCTTCGACTTCCCCGCGCTTGACGTGGTGGTGCTGGGGCGGCCGACGATGAGCTTGCCGCTTTACTACCAGATGGTGGGCCGTGGCGTCCGCCGTTCGCCTGGCAAGGAGTTCTGCCGGGTGTTCGATCTCTGCGGCAATGTTGACCGCTTCGGGCGGCCCGATGAATACCGGGTCGAGGCCGACGACGGATACAAGTTCCGGCTCCGCTCCGGCGAGCGCTACCTGACCGGGGTCAATTTCAGGAATGGCCGCGACCTGGAAAAGGCGCGCGACAAGGCGGCACGCCGGCACCAAGCACTTGCCGGCGCGACCGCCGACACCGTGACATTCGGAAAGTACAGCGGCAACAAGGTCAGCGAGGTGCCAGTCGACTATCTCGCGTGGTGCGTCAAGAAGTTCGACGACGGCAAATGGAAGGACATCTTCAGCGAGGAGCTCCGGCGGCGCCAAGCCGCGGGGGTGAGCGCAGATGCGTGATTATGGCAAGGTCAGGCTGTCGTTCTGGACCGACGACAAGATGCAGGAGCTGAGCGACCAGGGAAAGCTGTTGGCGCTCTACCTCCTGAGCGGGCCGCACAGCAACAGCATCGGCTGTTTTCGGCTGCCGGACGGCTACATCACGGACGATCTCGGATGGGATCAGGAAACGGTTACCGAAACCCTATCGGAACTGTCTCGAAACGGTTTCCTATACCGTTGTTTGAGGACCCGCTGGGTGTTCATCAGCAACTACCTCAAGCACAACCCACCTGAAAACCCTAACGTTGGTAAGTCTATGGTGCCCCTAATTGAGGCGGTTCCACCTAAAAGCCCGTTCTACAAGGAGTTTTTAAACCGTATCGAAACCCTTTCCCATAGGTTCCCCGAACGGTTAGGGGAACGGTTGCGGCAGGGTATGCCTAATCCCGAGCCCGAGCCCGAGCCCGAACCTATCTCTATCGCTCACCCGACCAACGGCTCCACCGGCGGCAAGGCAGAGCCGCTCGATCATGATTTCGAAGTCTGGTGGCAACTGGTGCCGCGCAAGGTCGGCAAAGGGCAGGCTCGCAAGGCCTACCGGGCCGCCCGCAAAAAGGCCGACGCAGAAACGCTGGAGACAGGCGTCAAGCACTTCGCTCAGGCATGCCGGGGCAAGGACGAGCAGTACATCGCGCATCCGGCAACTTGGCTCAACGGCGAGCGCTGGCTCGATGAGGCCGGAGCCTCTGGAGCAGCCGCCCAGCCAATTGAGTACAAGCCGGGGATGCTGTGATGTCCGGGCCGCCCCTCAACCCGGCGCTGACGCTGTGAGCGGCAAAGGCGCGCCCCTGGGCCCCAACTGGCCGGGCAGGCGCTGCGGCGCCCATGCCAGGCGGACCGGGCAGCCTTGCAAGAACCCAGCCATGCCCAACGGACGGTGCAGGATGCACGGCGGCACATGCACCGGGCCCAAGACGCCGGAAGGCAAGCTCCGCGTCCGGGTCGCCAGTTACAGGCACGGCAAGCGGACTGATCTTGCCATGGCCGTTCGGCAGCACCAGGCCGCAGAACGATGCAAGCAGCACCAGGCCAGCAAGATCGTGGGGCGGGCTAAAACCCGCGGGCTCCCCCAGCAGGCCGTTGCTGCGCCTCTGCCGAAGCCTCGCAAGCCTGGCTCTTCGGAGGACTGAGCATGCGGATTTGCTCCCCACCTGTTACCCACGGCGCCAGCCAGCCTTGCCAAGCCGTTGATATCCCTCGGCTTCGTCTCTGCCAGCGTCTGACTGCCAAGAAGACGCGGCCAGGAATCGGCACCCCCGCCCCCTTCGTTTCGATGGGGGGTGTCGGTGGAGCGGTGCGTCAGGTTCGTATGCCCACGCCCTCGCGCCCGGCCCATCTCGGTTGCGGCAAAAACCCAAAAATCGGTTGCGAAAGGAAAATCTGATGACGGTTTACAGATTTCGGCCTCTGCCGGACATCACGGCGTACGAGTTAGCGCTACTGATCGAGAAAACCACGTTCGCGGGGAGCAACCACGTCGGCGTGGTATTCGACAGCGCCCTAAGCAGCACGCCGCTGGCGCCCGAGCTTCACCGCCATTTTGTCCCCACGTCCGATGCCTGACCCCATCCGCATCACGATCGGCCGCCGGTTTTTGCACCAGGAGCGGGCGCCGAGCTTCGAGGCCTTGCTGGATGGCGAGGTTCTGTGCCGGTCGCAGTGTCCGGTCTACGAGGCGGCGCGGGTTCTGCTGGCTCGGGGGTATGGCCCTGAGCGGCTGATGACGGCGCGGCATGCGAGCCTCGACTACGACAGCATCAAGCCGGCTCGGATTGGGTATCTGGCACAGTGGGCGGTGGAGGAGAGCGGCGAGCGGGGGCTCCGGCTGCGGAAGTGGCGGCCCCACCCTCGAACCCAGGATGCCGTTTCCTTGCGGGCCTGGGCGATGCTGGAGCGCATGTTGACGGATGGAAGCTATCCGCGGACACCGCGACCGCAACTCGCGTCTAGCCCCCAGGTAACCCCACCCGCCAAACTGGACCCCGCCGATGCCTGACGGCGCCCGTTTCGACGCCCGGGCCTGGCACATCGTCGAGCGGCTGCAGGAACGCTACGGCATCGCGATCCGGGTCGAGCGGGTCGGCGAGATCGAGGCAGCGGCGCGGGACGGGCTGCTGATCCGCCGGCACCGGAGCCGCGGGGCCGGGCAGCTGGTCGAGACGCGAGCGGTGGTCTGCGTGCTGGCCGGGGAGGGCCTGACGCTGCGCACGGTGACCGCGGCGACGCGGGTGCCGGGGCGGGGAGCACTGCGGTATCGGGCCTGCAAGCCGAAGCGGGGGAAGCAGAAGGGGCGGCGGCACAACCGGCGGGGCAGGCGGCCGCGGTCGAGGGAACCGATGGAGGAGATGTCATGAGCAACCGCCGCGGCCGCCGCCGGAAGCCCGGACCCCGCTACCCCTGTGGCAAGCACCGCGCGCCAGCCGAGGCGAAGGCCGTCGACCGCGGCACGCCGGAGCAGCAGGACCGCCGGGCCTGGCTGGTGCAGGGCGGCCGGCTCGAGCTGGCGGCCTACCCGCTGGGCGTGCTGCTGGCCAACGGGGCGATCTCCGAGGACGAGCACAAGGCCGGCTGCCGCTATGCCTGGCTCTACCGGCTGGCCTTCGGGCGGGTCTCCATCGCGGCGGCCAGCTACGAGCTGCTGGGTGATGGTGCCAGCTATCACGAGGACGAGGCCTGGCTGCGCGACCGGGCGGCCGAGCTCTCCCGGCTGCAGAGCGCTCTCGGCTGCTTCATGACCCCGACCGGGCCCAAGACCGCGATCGGCCGGCAGGTCAAGCGGCTGGTCGACGAGCTGGCGGTGTTCGGCAAGGCGCCGCGCTGGATGCTGCCGGTGGCACCTGGGCCGGGCGACTGCCGGGATGCGGAACTGTTCCTGGCGGGGATCCGGCGGCTGGCCGAGGTGGCAGGCGGGCGGGATCGTCAACCTGGGCGAAACGTGACGCCCGTCACTGGCGCGCCGCCCCGGTCGGTGCCACATCCATGACATGCACAAGATCATCCCCCTTGCCATCCTGGTCCTGCTCGGCGCCTGCGCCCGCGAGATCAGGCCCGAGGCCGTCACCGGCCCGAACGGCCGGCCCGGCTACGTCATGAGTTGCGGCAGCCGGGTCGCGGCCTGCTACCGGAAGGCCGGCGAGGTCTGCCCCGGCGGCTACGATGTCGTCGGCTCGCAGACCGGGACCGTCATGGTGCCGACCGCGCACGGCGTCCTGGGGGCGCCGCAGACCACGGTCGTGGTGGAGTGTAGATGAAATGGCGAACGACAGAGTATACATCCGGTGTGATACTTGCGGCCAGCACAGCTACGTCGGTAACTACTTCCCGAGCGTGGGCGTCAACCACGAGACCGGCGCAGCGACGGGCGATTTTATTACGCGGCACTTGAACGAATGTTTCCGCAAGCGGCCAGAGGCCGAGTACCTGACGCTGGGCTCGGCCCCGCTCCCGTTCTCGGTTCACTGCGAGGGCTCGCTGCCCGACAACCCGATGGAGGGTGTCGTCGAAGGCAAGCGGGCCGTGTTCGCGGCGCTCGGAACGCTAGCCCAGGGGGGCGAGGACGAGCCCGCCTAGCCGCCGCCCGCCATCGCGACCAAATCGCAACTTGACAGGAATGCTGTCCTGAAATAGCTTCCGAAAATCAGTGTTGGGAATTTGTCCCCAGGATCAGGGCCGACTCCGGCTTCTGGTCCTTTTTCGTGCCCGGAGCCCGCCTCTTGTCCTACGACCCGTGGAAAGAACACTGGCCGGTGATCGAGGCCGAGTGGAAGGGCGGCGAGATCTCCAACGCCGAGATCGGCCGGCGCCACGGCATCACCGCTGAGTCGGTGCGCAGGACGGCGCTGAAGCGAGGCTGGACCCGCGACCCCGACTGCCCGGCCGATCGGCAGAAGCCGAAGCGCGGCAGCAGCGGCCTGCCGGCCCCCGCGGTCGAGCCCGACAAGCTTTACAGCCGCTATCTGGCGCTCGCGGCCCCCGCGCACCTGCCGGTCAATGCCTTCGACACGCCGGAGCGCCGGGCCCGCGTGCTGGCCTGCATCCGCCAGGGCATGTCGCCCGAGGCGGCCTGCTACTACGCCCGCCTGCACGAGGACGACCTCCGCGCCATCGCGGCCGGGGATGACGTCTTCCAGGGCCACATGATCGACGCCGAGCGGGAGTGGCACGAAAGCCAGCTCGGCAAGCTGAACGGCAGCGGCGACCCGAGGTGGGGCGCCTGGCTCTTGGAGCGCAACCAGGCGACCAAGGGCGACTACAAGCCGCCGGCTGGCCAGGGCGGCGGCAACATCACGATCCACTTCAACATGCCTCAGGTCGGCGGCCCGGTCACCATCGAGGGTGAAAGCGTGCGGGTCTGGGACGATAAGCCGATCTCGATCGAGCGCTGATGGCCGCGATCACGCCCGGCTACGCGCCGCAGGCCCGGCAGGCGCTGCTGCATGCCTGTCCGGCGCGCTGGATGCTCTATGGCGGCGCGGCGGGCGGCGGCAAGTCGGTAGCGTTGCGCTGGGACCTGCTCGTGCAGTGCGCGAACAACCCCGGTCTCGACGCCTATCTCTTCCGGCGCACGCTGCCGCAGCTCGAGAACAACCACATCCGCAACCTGGTCAACGAGGTGCCGGCCGAGCTCGGCGCCTACAACCGGACCCGCAAGCGCTACGAGCTGATGAACGGCTCCGGCCTCAACTTCTGCTATTGCGAGAGCGAGGCCGACGTCGAGAACTACCAGGGCGCCGAGATGCCGGCCCTCGGCATCGACGAGGCCCAGCAGCTGACGCCCTACCAGATCAACTACCTGATCAGCCGCGTGCGCGTCGGCAGCTACAAGCCCAAGGTGCCGAACGTCTTCCCGCGGGTCATCTTCACCGCCAATCCCGGCGGCGTCTCGCACCAGTACCTAAAAGAGGTCTTCATCGACCGGGCGCCGCCGGAGACGCTGTTCATCGACCCGGAAACCGGCTGGGTACTCTGCTTCATCCCGGCCAAGATGACCGATAACCAGTATCTCGACGAGGGCTACGCGGCGCAGTTCTCGCGGATGCCGGAGCACATGCAGAAGATGCTGCGCGACGGCGACTGGAACGTCGTGCCGGGCGCCTACTTCGACTGCTGGGACGCCTCGAAGAACATCGTCAAGCCGTTCCGCATCCCGGCGCACTGGACGCGCTTCCGCTCCGTCGACTGGGGCCATGCGACGCCCTTCTCGATCCAATGGTGGGCGGTCGCCAGCGAGGAGATCGAGCATCCGACGGGCGGGCAGATCATTCCCGAGGGCGCGCTCATTCATTACCGCGAGTGGTACGGCGCCCTCCAGGTCCATGGCCGCACGACGGTCAAGGGTCTCCGCCTCGAGGCCGAGCAGGTGGCCCGCGGCATCATCGGCATGACCAAGGAGCCGATCCGCTACACCGTTTGCGACCCCTCGGCCTGGAACCGGCACAGCGGACCGTCGCCGGCGGAGCGCATGATCCTCAACGGCGTCCCGCTCAGGAAGGCGGACAACAACCGCGAGATCGGCTGGCAGCAGATGTACGACCGCATCCTGGGCGAGGACGGCCGGCCGATGCTCTACGTCTTCGAGAGCTGCATCGAGTACATCCGCACCGTGCCGGTGCAGCTCCCGGCCGACGGCAACCCCGAGGACATCGAGAAGGGGCCCGACGACCATTCAAGCGATTCTGCGCGCTACGCGTGCATGAGCCGCCCGATGATGGGCCGCCGGCCGAAGACCGAGGAAGACTGGCTGAGGATGCCGACCTTCAACGAGCTGCGCGACGAAAGCGCGAAGCGGAGACGAATCTATGGCGACTGAGCCGCAACAGCGCGAGCAGGTCGACGAGTCCAAGGACTTCGGCCAGGGCGACGCCGCGACGGTGCGGCAGTGGCTCGCCCGCATCGAGCGGCAGGAGAAGAAGGAAACCGACTGGCGCGACCAGTCCCGCGAGATCATCAAAATCTACCGCGACAACGCCCGCAAGGCTTCCTATAGCGGCCGCAACGCCGGCAGCAAGGCCGGCCGCGTCAAGTTCAACATCCTCTATTCGAACACTGTCACCCTGGCCGGCGGGCTCTACAACCAGACGCCACGGCCCGACGTCCGGCGCCGCAACGCGACCGAGGATCCCATCGCCAACTGGGCGGCCACCGCGCTGGAGCGCGGCCTCGCCGCATCGCTCGACGGCTACGACTTCGATGAGGTCATGGCCGCGGTCGTCCACGACTACCTGCTGCCGGGCCGCGGCGTCCCCCGGGTGCGCTACCTGCCGAAGTTCTCCGAGGAAGCGGCCGGCGCCGAGGGCGAAGAGGCGCAGCCGGCGCTGGAGACCGAAGCCCTCGAGTCCGAGGCGGTCGACTGGGACCAGATCGTCATCGGCCCGGCGCGGAAATGGAAGAAGGTGCCCTGGATCGCGTTCCGCCACCGCATGTCGCGGGAGCAGCTGGTCGAGCGCTTCGGTGCCGAGCTCGGCAAGCAGGTCAAGCTGGACTGGGCGCCCGACGACAAGGAGAAGAGCCGCGAGGAGGACGTCGAGGACATCTTCAAGACCGGCGAGGTCTGGGAAATCTGGAGCCTGGCCAGCCGCAAGGTGCTGATGATAGCGCCCTCGGTCGAGGCGAAGCCGCTGGAGGTCATCGACGACCCGCTGCACCTCAGTGGCTTCTTCCCCATCCCGCGGCCGCTCTATTCGATCCGCTCGAACGAAGACCTCATCCCGACACCTGAGTTCCACATCTACGCCGACCAGGCCTACGAGCTCGACCGCGTCACCAAGCGGATTTCACGCCTCATCGAGGCCCTGAAGGCGCGCGGTGCCTACGACGGCCAGCTCGGAACCGATCTCGAGAAGATCCTCTCCGAGGACGACAACGGCCTGGTGCCGGCCGAGAACGCGGCGGCGCTGGCCGACCGCGGCGGGCTCAAGGCCGCGATCTGGTTCATGCCGCTGCAGGAAATCCAGGCGGTGCTGGCCGGGCTCTACATCCAGCGCGACCAGATCAAGCAGGCCATCTTCGAGATCACCGGCATCTCCGATCTCTTCCGCGGCGCGACCAAGGCCTCTGAGTCCGCGACGGCGCAGTCGATCAAGGCGCAGTTCGGCTCGCTGCGCTTCGAGCGCCGGCAGCGCGAGGTGCAGCGCCTGGTGCGCGACGTCTTCCGCATGAAGGCCGAGATCATGGCCGAGCAGTTCTCGGTCGAGACGCTGCGCGAGATCGGCCAGCTGCCGCTGCTGACCGCCGAGGAGAAGACGAAGCTGCAGCAGGCCGCCTCGGCCGCGCAAGCCGCCGGCCAGGAGCCGCAGGTGCCGCCCGAGATCATGGAGGCGATGCAGCAGCCCAGCCTCGATGACGTCGTTGCCTTCCTGCGCAGCCAGAAGGCCCGCGACTTCCGCATCGACGTCGAGACGGATTCCACGATCGCGGTCGACCAGGCGCGGGAGCGCGAGGACGTCACCCTGCTGCTGACCTCGGTCACGCAGTTCCTGCAGGGCATGGCACCGCTGATCGGCCAGGGGGCACCGCCGGAGTTCGCGATCTCGCTGCTGATGGTGGCGGTGCGCCGCTTCCGGCTCGGCCGCGAGGTCGAGGACTCGCTGAACGCGCTGCCGCGGAAGCTGCAGCCGCAGGGGCCGAGCCCGAAGGAGCTTGAGCTGAAGGCCGAGGCCGAGGAAGGCGAGAAGGACCGGCAGCACACGCTGGCGCTGAAGAAGATGGAGCTCGAGCACAACGGCGACATGGCGCGCCAGAAGCGGATTCAGGAGCAGCGCGTCGCCGGCGTCATGGACGAGGAAGAGATGGAAAAGATCGCGATGGCTATCCAGCAGTTGGCGCAGTCGCATGCCCAGGTGGCGGCGCAGGGCCAGCAGCAGATGCAGATGCTGCTGCAGGCCATGACGGCGCAGACGCAGGCGCTGAGCGCGCTTGCCCGGGCGCAGGCGGCGCCGAAGCGGATCGTGACCGACCCCGCCACCGGCGAGCCGGTCGGGATCGAGACCGAAATGCCGACGATGCAGTGAGGTGGCCGTGCCTGCGAGGGGCTAGCCCAGCCCGTACCAGATCAGCAGCACCAGGGCGGCGAAGATGATCGCCAGCGCGATGGATGCGGGCCGTGTCATGCGCGGCTATTGAGTGCCCAGACGAACAGCAGCACGGGCAAGGCGAAGGGCAGGGCGGCGATGGGCAGGGCGGCCGACCGTCCAGGGCGTTCCGGTGGCTGCGTCATGCGCTCTTCGCCTTCCTGGTCTTGGCGGTGCTCCAGAGCAGTTCAAGGAAGGGAGCGGCGTCCCGGCCGTCCTGCCCAGTGATGTGCAGCGCGATGCAAGCGCCCATCCAGGCGGCCAGGGCAGGGTTGGTGCCTGACCCGATTTCGCGGAGGACTCCGGCCTGATCCCCGGCAATCCAGCGATCCGCCAGCTTGGCGGCCGTCTCGGCGGCCAGCTCGCGGCTGTTCATCGCTGCGCCAGCCTGCCGGAGCCTCGCACCAGCAGTCCGGTAAGCCAGCCCAGCAGGACAAGGACGGCGGCCCCGGCCAGCCACAACATGGCGTCGGCCTGCCAGCGCTCTGCCGGCACGGCGAGCCAGAAGCCGAAGTAAAGGCACGTCCAGGCGAAGACGGGCCAGAAAATGAACATAGTTAAGACCTTTCACAACCGCCGATGAGTGTATCACGGCGGCTTGGCCGGGGGTACGGGAAAAACGGGCAGGACTTTCGGACAGATGGAGCTATCCACCAGGATGCCGGCCCTTGGGAGCATGAGATGGTAGCAGACGCGAAGAAGGTTCAAACCCTGCTCAATCTGGCGGCAGATGCGGCCGAAGCTATCCGGCTCCAGAGGGACATCCTGGAAACCGTCCGGGCTCTGTACGTCACCGCGAATCCCAACATTACCGGCACGCCGCTTGAGGGCAACCTAGTGGCTATCAGCGCATGGCTGGATGATGTCAAGGCGGTGGCCGACGACCCCGTAGTTGACGGGCTGATCGCGGCCAGGGTCCCGACCCACAGAGGAAAGGCGTTGTAATGGCAAGCGGCGATCCAGTTCTGGAAAGCGTCGAGATCGTCCCGCCTGCGGCCAGCGCGGCCCAGTTCGACGTGCGCGCGGGCGGCAGTACGCCAGCCGAGAACTTCACCGTCTATGCCTTCGATGACACGACGGACGAATTCCTCGATCTGAAATGCCGGCTCGGCCCGAACTACGACGGCGGCGGGCTCACGCTACGCCTGCCCTGGGCAGCGGCCTCGGCCACGACGGGCAACGTCAAGTTGGACGCGGCGATCCGGCGCATAGCGGATGATGCCGAGGATATCGATGTCTCGCACACCTACGTTTTCAACACCGTCACCGATGCGGCCCCCAGCGCGAGCGGAGAGCCGACCGACGCGGTGATCACCTTCACCGACGGGGCGGACATGGACAGCCTCGCGGCCGGCGAGCTGTTCATTCTGCGCATTCGTCGCCACGCCTCCGACGGGGCGGACACCATGGCGGGCGATGCGCAGCTCTCGGCAAGCCAGGTTGCCGTGCGAGAGACCTGATGACCAAGCACGTTACCGCGTGGGACGTTACTGTGTGGAGCGCTGTCCTGACACCGGCTGAAATCGAGGCGCTTGCGAAAGGTCTGTGCCCGCTCCTTGTCCGTCCGAATGCCATCGTGTTTTTCCGCAGGGAAACCTGATGGCGCGTGATTTCGACGATGCCAGCGAACAATACCTGGAGACCGACAGCCCGAGGCTGACGGCGGAGCCCCTCACCCTGGCGTGCTGGGGGGTCAATGACGACCGCGCAGACACGCATACCCTGATGTGGTTTGGCCGCAGCGACGTGGGGAACGACCGCCATTATCTGGCCTGTGTCCTTAACACGGGCGTCTTGGTGGCCCGCACGATAGACGGCGCGACAACCGCAACCGCCGAGGCTGCGGCGCCCGACAACGGTGTTTTGTTCCATGCTGCTGGTGTCTGGGCATCGGACAGCTCCAGGCTTGCGTATCTGGACGGCGTGGCAGGGACCGAGGACACGACGGCCACGGCTGTTGCGGGGGAGAACCGGATTTCGATCGGGCGGAACGGCGACAGCAGCCCGGGTTTCTACCACGACGGCCTGATCATGCACGCTGCAGTTTGGGACGCGGCCCTGACGGCAGCGGAGATCGTCCAGCTCGCCAAGCGCGTCCCGCCGTGGCTGATCCGGCCGCAAGCCCTGGTGCATTACTGGCCGCTCTGGGGCCGGCACACGACCGAGCCGGACCTTGCTGGGGCTACGGGACTGACGGTGACCGGCGCGACGTTCGCAGCCGACCCCGTGGGGCTGCTGATCCCCTTGCCCCGGCGGCTGCTGGTGGCGACGGCGGCGGCTCCCGCCGGCACGATCCTGCCGCAGATGATGCAGCACTACTACAATGGATAAGCCATGAGCGTCCGACGCATAAAGGCCGGCACGACGGATGTTTCGGTGACGCTGCGCATCATCGATTCAGGCGACGGCACGCCGGAGACGGGCGTGGTGTTCGACACGTCCGGCATTGATCTGTGGTATCGGCGGGAAGGTGCTGCCTCGGTCGATATCACGGAGGCGGACCTTGCCACGCCGGCCCTGACGGACGCGCACGCGGACGGCGGGTTTCTGCACATCAATGACGGCGTGTACCGCCTGGATCTGCCCGACGCGGCTTGCGCGGCCGGTGTGACGGGCGTGCAGATCGGCGGCACCGTGACGGGCATGGTGGTGCTGGCGCCCTATATCGAGCTGACGGATTACAACCTCGGCGACCTGGCCGGCGCGACCTTCAACACCTCGACGGACAGTTTGGAAGCGATCAGGAATCGCGGCGACGCGGAGTGGATAACGGGTGCTGGCGGGACGCCGCCCGAACTGCTGCAGGCCACCACCATTGCCACGCTGGCGAGCCAGACCAGCTTCACGCTTACGGACGGCTCGGCGGATGATGGCGCCTACAAGGATTGCACGGCGGTCATCACCGATGTCGCGACCGCGACGCAGAAGTGCTTCGGGCACATCGCCGGCTATGTGGGGTCCACCAAGACTGTCACGCTGACAGTGGACCCTGGCGTGTTCACGATCGCGACTACCGACAACATCGACATCATCGCCCCGTCAGTCGCCCACGCGCTGACCGCAGCGGCGGCGGCCTTTGGGGCGATCAATACCCATGTCGACCTGTTCACCACCGATTCGGGCCAACTGCTCGCCACTGCGGAGCCCGGCAGCTTTGCCGAGCAGGTGAGCACGCTCATCGGCACGCCGGCCGATACGGACATCGCGACCGACATCGCGAACGTCCAGACAGAGGCGGACAAGCTCGGCACGCCAGCCGGCGCCAGCGTGTCGGCTGATATCGCGGCGGCGAAGAGCGACACGGCGGCGATCAAGACAAAGACGGACAGCCTGACGTTTACCGTTGCTGGCCAAGTCGATGCAAACATCGAGTCCGTGAACGGGGCCGCGGTCGGCGGCAGCGGCACAGAGGGCAGCCCCTGGGGGCCGGCATAGATGGCTGATGCCTGGGGCGGCTCTTGGGGCGTTTCCTGGGGCGTTTCCTGGGGCGCGTCGGGTCAAGTCGAAACGCCTGTCCAGACCGGCGGCTGGGCCTGGCCGGTCAGGCGGCGCGTCACCAGGCGCGATCTCGGCGAGACCGAGAGCGAGCGCGCCCGGATGCTGCTGACGCTGCGGCGCGTCTACCGCGACATCACCGGCGAGCCTGACCCCGGTCTCGACGTCCATGAACTGGTGGCGGAGATCGTCGAGCAGGCGGTGACGGCCGAGACCATCGCGCTGCTCTCCGGCGTCCTGCAGACGGCGCAGAAGCGCCGCCGGCGCGATGCCTTGGCCCTTCTTCTGATGGCGGCAAGCTGATGCAACAGGGACTTCAACAGCAGTCGGTGCGCGACGAGACCGGCACCGAACTGACCTACAACGGCGACTGGCTGGCACTGTTCGACGCGCTCTCCATTCCCGAGGGCACCATCAACGGCCGGCTGCTCGCCTACATCAACGCGGAACTCGGCACCAGCCATGAAGGCCTGCCCGGCGCCATGGCCGACTTCGCCGACCAGCGCGGCAGCGCCGGCAACTGGGCCTGGATGGGCTCGTTCACGGCGCACGTCCCCTGACCATGGCCGTTTTCGTCTACGTCGAGGGCCTTGGCGTTGTCGACAAGGCCGCCGCCGCCGTGCCGGCGCGGAAACGCAGCGCCGCGGTGCCCTGCCCGCAGGTGATGCCCGACATGGCCGGCTATGTCTCGCCGCTGTCCGAGCCCGGCGAGCGGCCGGCCTGGATCGAGGGCCGGCATGCCCGCCGCGAGGAGCTGAAGCGCAACAACTGCCGCGAGGTCGACCCGTCGGAGTACCGGCAGGACGACCCCAAGACCTGGAAAGGTAGACGATGACCGAGCAGACCGAAGAGAAAGGCCTGGGTGACTACCTGGGCGACACCTACGACGCCATCGTCGCGCGCGACACCGAGGCCGAAAAGGTCGAGGCGGCTGCGGGCCCGGCGGCGGAGAAGACCGAGACCGAGACGCCCGTCAAGAACGGGAAGGACAAGGACAGCGCGGCCGCGGCGGCGCCGGAGGGCGAGGACGCCCCGGCAGACCCCGCAGAGGCCGCGGCCAAGGATGCCGACCAGACCGAGAGCGGCGAGGACGACGCGGAGACCGCGGCGAAAGCCGAGGCCCCGCAGACCCCCGTGGACTGGCCGGATGCCGAGAAGACCGAATTTGCCAAGCTCCCGGCCGAGGCGCAGTCGCTGCTGCTGAAGCTGGACGGGGCGCGCAAGGAGGCTTTTCAGGCCCGCTCTCAGGAGATCGAAGCCAGCAGCGGCGACGTGAGGCAACTGAGCGCTGCCGTCGATCCGTACCGTGACTACTACAAGGGGCTGCAAACCACGCCGGAGCACATGATCAGTGCTCTGATGGGGGCCGAACAGCGCCTGCGCACGGGGACGGACGTGCAGAAGCGCGAGATGCTGATGGCACTCGCCAAGGATTTTGGCGTCGACCTCCTGCCGAAAACCGAACCCACCGACCAGACGGACGACAGCCTGCTGTCGCCGGAGGTCATTGCTCTCCGCAAAGAGAATGCCGCTCTCAGGACCGACGTATCCGGTCTGAAAGAGGTGGTCAGCGGAATCTCGGGCGAGACCGAGCGCCGCCGGCATGCCGAGCTCGAGGCCCAGAACAGGTCGTTCGAGCAGCAGGTCGCCGGCTTCGCAACCGAGAAGAACGCGGACGGCTCGCTGAAGCATCCGCACTTCGAGGCCGTGGCGGCCAAGGCCGGGGCCCTGCTGACCAAGGGAATCGTCAAGAATCTCGAGGATGCCTACGAGACCGCCGTGATGGCCGACCCCGCGCTGCGGGGCCAGGCCCTGGAGGCCACGCGCAAGCAGGCCGCCAAGGATCTGGAGACCAAGCAGCTCGCGCAGTCGGCCAAGACGAAGGCCAAGGTCAACCTCCCGAGCGCTGACGAGCCCGGCGCGGCCAAGGAAAAGCCGAAGTCGATCCGGGAATCCCTCGAAAGGTCATTCGACAATGTGGCGGGCGCCTGAAGGAAGGATAGACGAACATGGCATCGCCAAGCGCCATCTTCGACGAAATCGTGACCACGACGCTCCGGGAGCACCCGACGTCGCTGGCCGATAACGTCAGCAACGAGAACGCCCTCTGGGCGTGGCTCAACTCCCGTGGCCGCATCAAGCGCATTCAGGGCGGCTACGAGATCGTGGAGCCGCTCGACTACGGCGGCAACACCAACTTCACCCGCTATGCCGGGTACGAGCCGTTCGGCGTCGGCGCACAGGAAGTGCTGACCGCCGCGAAGTGGGACTGGAAGCAGGCGGCGATCTCGATCACCGCCTCCGGCAAGGAGCTCCGCATGAACAGCGCGCGCGCCCAGTTGATCGACCTCGCCGAGGCTCGCATCAACAGCGCCCGCCGCGACATGGCCAACAGCCTGTCGGTCGACACCTACTCGCTGGGCACCGCCGATGGCGGCAAGCAGATCGGTGGCATGCAGCAGCTCATCACCAGCAACGGCGAGGGCACCGTCGGCGGAATCGACTCCGCCACCTGGCCGTTCTGGGCGAACAAGTTCAAGGACGGTGCGGGTGCGACCGCGGCGACGATCACGCTTCGGATGAATGAGCTCTGGCTCGACACCAAGCGCGGCACCGACAAGACCGACCTCATCACGTCCTCGAACGAGCTCTATGCCCTCTACTGGAACTCGCTGCAGGACAAGCAGCGCTACGCCAGTGAGGACAAGGCAGTCGCGGGCTTCCAGAGCCTCATGTACGTCACGGCCTCGATCGTCAACGACGGCGGCTCGGGCATCCCGGCGAACACCATGTACTTCAACAACAGCAAGTATATGAAGCTGGTGGTGCACCGCGACGCCGACATGGCGGTGCTGGAGGACCGCAAGCCGGTCAACCAGGACGCGGTCGTGATCCCGATCATCTGGCAGGGCAACCTGGCGCTGAGCAACCGCGCTCGCCAGGGCGTCCTGTTCGACTAGGCGCGGTGGGAAGGAAAGAAAACGATGGTACAGTTGACCACCCCTCTGGTCGGCGCCAACCCGGACCTTACCAAGGCTGGCACCGGCACATCCTTCGACGAGGGCGGCGAGTTCCCCCTTGGCGCGAAGATCACCGCGGACAACGGGCAGGAGTTCATCTACCTGCACGCCTCGGCGGCCGTTGTTCAGTATGACGCGGTCGGCTACAGCGAGAGCTTCGAGGCCGCGCCCCTGACCGACGCCATGGCGGCGGACGGCTGGGGGGTCGCGTTCTCGCAGGTCGCGGCGGCCGACAACGACTTCTTTTGGGCCGCCACGAAGGGCTCCGGCATCCAGTGCAACCTGCTGGGTGACACGGCCGTCGATGCCGATCTCTGGACGACCGGCGCGGCCGGCAAGCTCGACGACTCTTCGGGCACCGGTACGAAGATCGACGGCGTGGTGAACGTGAGCGCCACGGCGACCGCCACGGCGGCGCGCGGCATCATCGCGACGTTCCCGCGTAGCTCGACCTTCTGATGCAGAAGCGGGGTTTGGGGGAGGCATCGCCTCCCCCGGGCTTCTGCCGTCTGGAGGTAAGCGGCGGAGTCAACTTCACACCGGAAGTGCTGGAGCGGAACATCACCGCGGCCGCCAAGCGCAACCCGCGCTATTTCTCGCGCGAGATTCCCAGGCACGAGCCGCTTGTCATCGTCGGCAACGGCCCGTCTCTCAGGCACGAGATTCACGATATCAAAAAGCGCCAGCAGCAGGGCGCCAAGCTCATCTGCGTCAACGGCGCGCATGACTGGCTGATCGAACGCGACGTCATCCCTTGGGCGGCGGCGTTCATGGACGTCGACCCGCTCGTCGCTGATTTCGTTCGCAGCCCTCGGCACGACATCGTCTACTTCGTCGCTTCGCAGTGCGACCCCGTGGTTTTCGACGCGCTCGACGGCTGCGACGTGGTTGTCTGGCACTGCTGGGAAGGCATGGGCGAGGAATCTGTCGTGCGGCGCGAGATGGATGCGCGCGGCATCCCCTGGGCGCTCATCCCCGGAGGTCCGTCGGTCGGCCTGCGCTGCATCAACCTCGGCGCCATCATGGGCTGGAGGGAGTTGCACGTCTACGCGCTGGATTGCTGCTTCGAGGGGCGCCGGCAGCACACCAACCAGCAGGGGTCGGAATACGACAAGCATCTGATCGTGCACGTCAACGGCCGGGAGTTCCAAACCGCGGTCGGACTGGTGCGGCAAGCCAGGGCCTTCGAAGGGTACGTGAACGAGTGGAATGACTGTTTCCCCGGCGTCGATCTCTGGCTGCATGGCGGCGGCCTGATTACCGCCATGATGCAGGACCGGCAGAAGAAAATTCAGGCGCGGCATGCGGCCGCACCCACCACACCGATAGCATAGGAGCCAGCAATGGCAGGACCAGGCGTTTCCATCCGCTTCTACATGGCCGACATCAAGGACGAGACCGCATCGGCGGCGCGCGGCCATCCGATATTCACCCAGGAGGAGTGGGCCGAAATCCGCATCGCCGGGGTCGACATGTACAACCCCAGCGTCATCCCGGTGCGCGTCACGGCCGAGATCAAGGCCGAGTTCGCGGAGGCCTACGCGGCCTGGCAGAAGGGCGAGGAGGTGCCGCTGAACGGCACGCCGCTCGCCGAGTGGCCGCAGATTCAGCGCCGCGAGGCCGAGCTGCTGGTCCAGAACGGCATCCGCACCGTCGAGGACTTCGCCGCGGCGCGCGAGGATCTGGCGGCCAAGTTCCCCGGCGGTATGACGCTGCAGAAGAAGGCCCAGGCCTGGCTGGCCGCGGCGTCCTCGACCGGCCGGGCGGCCGAGCAGATCGCCGGCCTGACCGCCATGGTCGAGGCGCTGCATATGCAGATCGAGCAGATGGGCGACGCGGGTATCGCGGTGCCGGCCAAGGCGACGCGCCGGGTCAAGCGGGGCCGGGGACGGCCGCGCAAGGTCAAGGCGGTCAAGGCAGTGAAGCCGGCCCCTGCCGCCCCGCCGGTCATGGCCCCAGCCAGCCAGGCGGGAGAGGCCGCCTAGGCCATGTCGCTGCTCAGCATCATCCAGGGCGCGGTCCGCGAGATCCCCGAGCTGGAGGTGCCGCAGACCGTCATCGGCAACAACAACCAGACCGCGGTCAAGGCGCTGGCCTTCGCGCAGTCCGAGGGCGAGGCGCTGGCGGCCGACGAGGGCGCCTGGCAGGCGCTGACGCTCGAGCACAGCTTCCTGACCACGCTGGCCGGCGCCACGGCGGGCTATGCCCTGCCGGACGACTACGACCGAATCATCGACGAGACCTGGTGGGACCGCACCGGCAACCGGCCGCTGATCGGCCCGGTGTCGGCGCGCGAGTGGCAGGCCTTCAAGAGCGGGGCCGCGACCACGCTGCTGACCCCGGCCTTCCGCGTCTTCGGCGGCCGCTTCTGGCTGCTGCCGGAGAGCCTAGAGGCCGACAGGGCCATCGCCTACGAGTACGTCACGACCGACTGGGTGCTGCACGCCGACGCCTCGACCGGGGTGCTCTGGACGGCCGACACCGACGTGCCGCGCTTCAACGAGCCCTTGATGAAGATGGGCATCAAGTGGCGGCTGCTGGCGTCCGACGGCATGGCCTACGCCGAGGACTTCAACGCCTACGAGCGGCGCAAGGCCAAGCTCTTCGGCCGCGACAAGGGCAACCGGACGCTGCACATGGACGGGCCGACCGAGCCCTTCTATCCCGTCAACATCCCGGACAGCGGGGTGGGCTCGTGATCGTGCTGTCCGGGGGCCTGGCGCTGCAGCTGGTGCTGGCCGGCGCGGTGACGATCGAGTTCCAGTTCGTGGTCGCCTACCAGGACGTCGCCCATGGCGAGCCGCCGCGGCGCTACAGCGCGGTCGGCGTCTCGAACGACACCACCGACGTCGTGATGCTGGCGGCGCCCCCGGCCGGCGTGCTGCGCCGCGAGGTGCTGGCGGTCAACCTGCACTGCCCGGACGCGACCGGGGCCGACGCCATCCTGAAGCTCGACGACGGTGCCGCGGAATACATCCTCTGCCGCAAGACGCTGGCGCAGCACGAGACGCTGGTGATCGACGAGACCGGCCTCATTTCCCTGGTGACCTGATGCAGCTCCGTCGCGTTTTCCGCGGGCCGCGCGCGCAGTCGCGTTCCGTCCCGGCCCCGGTGGGCGGCTGGAACACCCGCGACTCGCTGGATAAGATGCCGCCGGCCGACGCGGTGCTGCTCAACAACTGGTTCCCCGACACCGGCCGGCTGGTGGTGCGCAAGGGGCGGATCGAGCATGCCACAGGCGTCGGCGCGGCCGATGTCGAGACCATGGCGGTCTGGCGCGGTGCCGGCGGCGCGAAGCTGGTGGCGGCCGGCGACGGCGAGCTCTGGAACGCGACCGCCGCCGGTGCCGCCTCGGCGATCTCCTCGAGCGCCGGCTACGCCAACGACCGCTGGCAGACCCAGATGTTCAACGGGCGCCTGTTCGGGGTCAACGGCGAGGACGATCCCTGGGATTACGACGGCACCACCCTGACCAGCACCTCCTGGTCTGGCGCCGGCCTCACCATCACCGATCTCATCCAGGTCGCGGCCTATCAGGCCCGGCTCTACCTGGTCGAGAAGAACAGCGGGACCTGCTGGTACGGCGGCGTCGGGGCAGTGACCGGGGCGCTGCTGCCCTTCGACGTCGGCCAGATCGCGCAGCAGGGCGGCTTCCTGATGGCGGTCGGGAGCTGGTCGACCGCAGATGCCGCGGAAGGCCTGGACGATCATTTCGTCTTCGTGATGTCGACCGGCGAGGTGCTGGTCTATCGCGGCTTCTGGCCCGGCGCCTCGGACTGGACCAAGGTGGCGACCGTGACGGCGGCCGAGCCGCTGGGCCGGCGCTGCCTCTTCCGGCTGGGCGGCGACCTCATCATCCTGACCAAGGCCGGCTACATCCCGCTGACGGTGCTGCTGAAGTACGGCTCCGCCGATTTCGTCAAGGCGCACCCGGTGTGGGGCAAGATCACCGCCGGGGTCCGCGACGCGGCGGCGCTCTACGGCGACAACGAGGGCTGGTCCGGCTTCCTGACGCCGGACGGCAAGCAGGCCATCTTCAGCGTCCCGCTGGTCACCAACCAGCTCTATGAGCAGCACGTCCTCAACCCGCTGTCCGGCGCCTGGACGCGCTACACCGGCATCCCGGCGCGCGACTGGGCGCACCTCGGCGGCGAGACCTACCTGGCCGGGCCCGGTGGCGTCATCTACCGGGTCGGCGGCACCAGCGACGACGGCATGCCGATCGCCTTCGACTGCCGGCAGGCCTTCAACTACCTCGGCGACCGCGGCTCGAAGAAGCGCTTCACGCGCATCCGGCTGGTGGTCTCGGTCGACGGCGCCCTGGTCGCCACGGTCGGTGTCAACGTCGATTTCTCGGATCGCCCCTTCCCGCAGAACAGCGTGACCTTCCAGGTGACGGGCTCGACGACGCCCTGGGGCTCGCCGTGGGGCTCGCCCTGGGGCTCGAAGCCGACCCCGGTGCAGCGCTGGCTCGGCTGCGCCGGCATCGGCCGCAACGTATCCGTCCGCTTCTCAGGACAGACCGCGGCGCAGAGCGTCGCCTGGTACGCAACCGACTTCCTGGGAGAGCGCGGCGCGGCCGCGTAGGAGAGAGAGCATGCCCTGGACCGCAGGCACCTTCACCCGCACCGACGGCACCCGCACCGGCGCCACGACCTGGCAGCAGGCCGACGCCGCGGCGGTCGATATCGTGGCGCCGGATCACGACGCCCACGACGAGGATCTGGCGCAGGGCATCGACAACTGTCTCACCAAGGACGGGCAGAACTCGCCGTCGGCGGACCTGCCGATGAACGCGAAGAAGCACACCGGGGTCGCCAACGCCGCGCTGCGGACCCAGTACGCCGCGGCCGGGCAGGTGCAGGACAACGCGCTTTGCCGGGCGACCGACAGCGGCGCGGCCGATGCCTACGCGCTGACGCTGTCCCCGGCCATCACCGCCTATGCGACGGGGCAGCGCTTCAGCTTCGTGGCCGGGAACACCAACACTGGCGCCTCGACGCTGGATGTCAATTCGGTTGGCACCAAGGCGATCCAGAAGCTTGGCGCCGCCCTGGTGGCAGGCGATATCACGGCCGGCGACGTCGTGGTGCTGGAGTACGACGGCACGCAGTTCCAGATGGTGAGCCCGGCCCGAACGCCGGTCTTTGCCGCTGGCGGGGTTGCGACCGCAGGCCTGGCCGATGACGCGGTGACGCTCGCCAAGATGGCCGGCGGCACGGACGGCAACCTCATTACCTATGACGCTGACGGCGATCCCGCGCATGTGGCGACAGGGACGGCGGGCCAGGTGCTCACATCAGGTGGCGAGGGCGTGGCGCCGACCTTCGAGGACATCCCGGCGCCAGCCTTCACCGCCTACTACGAGAGCGCGGCCCAGACCATCACGTCGGCCGGCGCGCTGACCCTGACACATGGCCTGGGCGCGGAACCGAAGGGCTTTCAGCTCGTGCTGGAGTGCACCACGAACGATGTCGGTTTCGTGGTGGGCGAGAGGATTTTCGCGGCACCTGCCACCGGCTTCGGCGTGCAGTCGCCGGTGAAGGGCACAAGCGTTGCCGTCAAGTTCACCTCGACGCAGATTCTCGTGCGCTACGGCAACGCCACGGCGCTGTTCGGCTACGTCAACGATGATGACGGAGAGGATGCTTTGCTCACCAATGCGAACTGGGAGCTTTACGTGAGGGCCTGGGCATGAAGATCGTTCGCGGGAATCAGATGCGCTACTTCGTTGATTCGGAGGGCACCTATCTGGGCGCTTTCGACGTGCCGGATGGGCAGCTGCCGGCCGGGGCCGTCGAGGTGCAGAGCGCGCCGCAGCACGCGGCCCAGAAGTGGCTGGGCAGCGCCTGGAGCGCGCCGCCAGAGGCAGCAGCACCGGAGCCCAGCGATATGGCCGTGCTGCTCGAAGCCCTGAAGGACAAAGGCATCACCGTCGAGAACAGCGATTGGAGCGACGCCAAGGAACGTCTGCGCCAGCGGAAGTAACCTCCGGCGCCCAAGCCTCTGTCGTCAGCAGAGGCCTGGGCCCCCGCCCAGCCCGATCCGCCTTCGCCGTAGCTACGGCGGACGCGAGACCTAGCTAGGGCACGCCAACCCTGAGTAGGAGGGTCGACATGGCAACGCCTACGTTAATGAAGGTTAACGGGCCGAAAGTGTGTCATTTGGCACTCGCGGCCCTATTGGCTGTTCTACCTGTGGTTTCGGCGCCACAGGCTTTGGCCGGCCCCCTCCCATGCAATGACCGCAAGGCCCTGGCGGACCTCCTGCACCGCAAATACCAGGAAGTCCCCGTCAGTGGCGGCCCCGAGATGAGCGGCTCCTATGTCGAGCTGTTCCGGTCGCTCCCCACAAGCCCCCGCGATACCTGGTCGATCATCCTGCATTCACCGAGCGGCCGGAGCTGCATGCTGGCGGCCGGCGAGGGCTGGCGGGAGACACCTGTGAAGGTGCCGGCCGGTGATGGCATCTAGTCGTGGACGAGTGGGCCTTCCCGCTGCGGGAGGATTTCCAGGCCGACGAGCTGCGGGCGATCTGCCAAAGGCTGAGGGACATTCGCGTCAGGCGCGGCTGGACGCAGACCGATCTGGCGCGCCGTTCCGGCTTGGATGCTTCGACACTCTCGCAATACGAAAGTGGGCACCATGCCCCTCGTTCGATGTGCGCCGTCATAATGATGGCTCGCGCGCTCGGCTACGCCTTCAAGCTTTCCGAGAACGAGGATTCCTTTTGGCAGATGGTGCCAAACACCTGGCGTGTGCTGGCCGTGGTGGAGGACGGAGATTTCCGTACCGTCACCTATCAGCGCATCCGCCAGTGAGGCGCGCGCTATGAGCCTGTTCAGCCCCAACGGCAACGGCGACAAGGCGCAACTGCTGGTCCTGCTCGATCGGGTCAAGCGCTTTGAAACCGGCCTCTGGTCGTTCGTCCGGACGGTCGGCATGGCCGCCTTACTGGCCTGGGCCGGCTGGCAAGCCAGCACGACCCTGGATAACCAGGACGCCATCATTGGCATCGGCAAAGACCTCGACCGCGCGCTCGAAATCCTTGGCGATGTGAAGTCGGAGCAAAGCCGGCGCACCGCCCTGGTCTACTCCATCGTTGACATGCAGCGCCGCCTGGATTCGCTGGAGGTTTGGCGAACGAGCTTCGGCGGCCCGCGATGACCGGCCTTCACATTATCGACCGCGGCAAGGGCCTTGAGCTTCTGATTCGCCGTGATATCGGCGACATGTACATCCCGGCCACGCAAGAGGACATTGAAGTGCTGATGTACCGCTGCAAGGCCGCACTCGCGGCGCGGCAGAAGCTGCCCGTGCGGGAGTGGCGCTGAGAATGGCATCCCCGCCGCCTCTCTGACCCTCTTCGCCTGACCCCCACAGAACGGAATACCGCATGCCTCCTACCCAGGATCAGATCGACACGCTCGTCGCGAGGGTTGCGGCGCTCGAAGGTCTCAGCACGAAGACCCTCACGCTGATCGATCGCGTCCTCATTTTCCTTGGCCCCCAGAGCCTCACATATACCGGGCTGCTGGTTTCAGAGGTTCACGCAAACGGCGCCGAGGTCGCCACCTTGCTGGAAGGCATCGGCGGACAGGCGCCGCTCGGTTATGCCTGGGACCAGGAAGACGAGGTAGACCAGGACGCCGGGGGTCGCTTCGATGTCGACCCGCTGACCGGCGAAATCACGCTGGCCGACGATACCCTGATCGTCTACGCCAATGCCACCACTCATCCGGTGCGCGTCCGCGTCACCGATGCCAACGGCAAGTCTACCGTGGTGACGCTGGATATCGAAGTCGCCTCGCCGATCAGTAGCCTGCTGGAGGCGGGCGGCTCCATCCTCGAAAACGCGGCGAACGGCAGCATCATCACGCGCCACACCGTCGAAGGCGGCGTTCCGCCCTACACGGCGCAGTTCGTGGCCGATGAAGAAGACGCGGGCGGGCGTGTTTCGGCCGATGCCGGGCCGGGCGATACGATCGACATTCTGAAAGCCGGCGTGCTCGATTTTGCCTCCGCGACCAGCCACGATTACAAGCTGGAGGTGACGGACAGCCTGGGCCAGGTCGCGGCTTTCGTGAAGACCTTCCAGGTACTCGAAGTTGATGTCGAGCCGCCGCTGGGCGAATACAGCCCCGTCTGGGTGCGGCTCAGCAACACATACTGGTCGCGTGGCCAGAACATCGTCGGGGCCACGAACGGCTCACAGTTCTGGATGATTTTCACGTTCCGGCGCCGGCAGCTCGGGACACAGATGGTTCTCTCGGGCGTGACGGAAGCCGGGCAGACCGTCCTGGACGTTCGCTTTCTGTCGGACAACACCCTGCAGGTGTTCGCCCGTAATGCCGCCGGAACGCAGGTTCTCGTCCTCAAAAGCACGGTCGCGGTCACCAACACCGACAATTCGCTGACCTATTCGATAGCGGGCGATCTCAACACCGCGGGCAACAACCATCTGCGCATCGATCATGTCGACCGGCTGAACCTCGACACGCGCGTCCCAAGCGAAACCATCCCCTTCGAGAGCGCGGCTGACTGGCGGTTCGGGGCCTTCTCTTCCGGGTTCGGCGCGCTCGACGCCGACGCGGCCGATATCGGTTTCGCCATGGCGGCGCCGCCGGATTTCTCCAACGCGACCGT